ACCTCGACCATGTGCATGGCTTCTTGCGGTCGGGCAACTTCAAGAGGCGCGAAGCTTTCCTGTAGGCGAGAGACGATTTCGGCATGCAGGCTTCGGCCGACACGACCAGCCGAAGCTTCCAGAGACCCCCTTAAGTCCTCTGGTAGACGGAGTGGGTAGGGCTTGATTTGGTGACGATCACTCATGCGGGAGATTGTGGACGTCACCATGATGCTATTCAAAGAATCCACTTGACATCCACATCATGTGGGCGTCAAATAGAGTCTAGATTCTTGGAGACAGCCATGAGTGAGGAAAAATCAAGCCGTAAACAGCCAGCCCCCTATCCGCTGAGGATGGACGACGAAGTTCGAGTGAGGGCCGCTGAAGTGGCAAAACAAGAAGACAGAAGCTTGAACTGGGTCATTAATGACCGGCTCAAAGCGGCTCTCGGGTTGCGGGATAACCGAGCAATCAAGGCCTGAACGACAGGCATAAAAAACCCGGCGTTGGCGCGCCGGGTCGGATTACAAAAAACCCTTAGCAGGAGTTTCTAATGGAAATTGTCACCCAAGCCATGTCCGCCGTCAACACGGGCAACCATCGGCCAGCATCGGATATCGCGTGGATCGGCTTTGCCGCCAGCGAAAACCGGGCTCCGCCTAGTATCGATGCGATCCGCGAGCTATTCATGAATCTCTGGACTCGCCTCGACGAGGTCTGTTGGCGGGCAAAGGTCCTCACCGGTCGAGATATGGACGAGCAGTCCAGGCAGACGGCGAAGAACATCGCCATGATCGCGGACGTCGACGCCATCTACGCGGACGTGAGACAGGCCATCTCGAGCGACCAGATCAAGGGTGATGCCGAAAATGCACGCCTCCGCGCTCAATTGGAAGCCGCTTACGAGCGAAATCGCGTACTGGTCAGCCGTCTGCGGGACCTTGGCGGGAGGGTGGAGGCATGAATCTCGTCACTCTGCGGAATGGTGCGCCGTTCACCGATTCCTTGGCGATTGCCGAGGGTACAGAGAACGAACATGCCAGTGTCATCAAATTGGTCCGTACTTATTTGGACGATTTCGATTCCTTCGGCTTGGTCAGATTTGAAATCCGACCAAGGCCAGAGGGGCAGCATGGCGGCGGAAATGTTGAGTTCGCCGTGCTGAACGAGCAACAGGCCACACTCCTTATGACCTATCTCCGGAATACCGAGGTCATCCGCGCATTCAAGCGTCGACTCGTCCACGCCTTCTACGATCTGGCGCACAAGGCCGCTGCCCCAGCCTTCGCCATTCCTCAATCCTTGCCGGAGGCATTGCGTCTTGCTGCCGACCTGGCCGACGAGAACAAGAAGCTGGAAGGGCAGGTGGCTGAGATGGGGCCGAAGGTGGTTGCCTTGACGCGCCTATCTGACTCGGAGGGATCTTTCAGTCTTCGCGAAGCGGCAAAGGCATGCAACGTCCCGGAGCGGAAGTTCATCCAGGCCATGCACGCCCGCGGCTGGATCTACAAGCATCAGGGCGGCGACTGGCTGGCATACAGCGACAAAACCAAGGCCGGCCTGCTCACTCACAAGATCGTAGTCGTGCTGCGCCTGGATGGAACCGAGAAATCGGTCGAGCGTGTACGTGTGACTCCGAAGGGTATTACGCGGTTGGCAGAGATTCTCCATTCGCGCGCGGCGTAAAATAGTACTTGCGTCTAGACTTTTATCGGTCAAACTCGCGCCTAGTCAAACTGACCACCAAGCGAAGCCCCGCCCAAAAAGCGGGGCTTTCGCGTTTCCATGAGGCTTAGTTCGGGACTCGTTCCCTCACTGTTGTGGCTGGATGTTTCGCCGCGTACTCCTTAGTGACGAGCTTTCCTGTCTTGGCGTCGCGATAAATGTAGTGGTATGCAGCCTGTTTCTTAGTGGCCATGCCTCACTCCCCTTAGCGCCCGCAACTGGGCAAGCGGAGCGTATTCGCAAATTTGCGACTGCGCACGTCAAGCATGAAATGAGCCATGACCGCCTCAAACTTCGCCCCCAGCCTCAATCTGACGCTGGTCTACGAGGGTGGCTGGTCTGATAACCCAAGGGACCCGGGCGGAGCGACGATGCGCGGTGTCACCCAGGCGGTATACGACGACGACCGAGATCAGCGCGGACTCCCGCGGCGATCGGTCAAGCTGATTACCGATGCTGAGCTTCAAGCCATCTACAGGTGGCGTTACTGGGACCTGGTGCGGGCAGATGACCTCCCGGCTGGTGCCGACTATGCGGTCTTCGACTTCGCGGTTAACTCCGGCGTATCGAGGGCATCCAAGGTGCTTCAGAGCATCGTGGGGTCCGTGCAGGACGGTCACGTCGGGTCAGTGACGATAGCCTCGGCTTTGAGATACAAGGCCAGCTATGGACCGACTGCCCTGTCCGACGCGATGTGCAATGCCCGAATGTCGTTCCTCCGGTCCCTGCCTACTTTCGTGGACTTCGGTAATGGCTGGACGCGCCGCGTCCTCGGCTCGAAGCCAGGTCCGCAGATGGACGATACGGGCGTCATTGATCGCGCTTACGCCATGGCTATGAGCCGCGCCACTACCGCGCCGTCTAGCCCCTTGGCGACGGTGAAGACTTACAACGCAGCGGCATTGGTCGCGTGAATCAGGACGGCACGATGACCGAAGGCATGCAGCGCCAAGAGAACCGCAACTGGCAGTCCGTCCGAGTGATCCTTGAGGGATTGATCCTCGCCGGTATCCTCTGGTCGATCAACAATCAGACGGACCAAACCAGGGCGATTGTCCGCCTTCAGACCCAGATCGAAGGTATGCAGGCGGCCAATGCCGGCGTCATTGCGGCAATTCCCCAACTGAATAGCGACGTCGCCACCCTGAAGGTAAGGGTGGACGACACCGCACGTCGGGTCACTGATCTGGAACAGGTTCGGAGGTTGCGATGAATCTCGTCGAAGACTGGCGCGAGTGGAAGCGGTGGTGGTCCATGCGCTGGACCATCATCTCGACCTTCTGCTCGAGCGCCGCGCTGGCCTATGCCTGGCTGCCGGCCGACTGGCTTCCCTCCGTACCGGGATGGGTCAAAGGCTCCCTGGTTGCCGGTGCGTTGCTCTCGGGCGGTGCCGCTGGTGTCAGTCGGGTAGTGGCCCAGAAGCCCAAGACCGAAGAGCGCCAGGCGCTTCCGGTCAACGACCGCCGTGACCCGCTCGAGCCACCGATGTGACCAAGCTCTACCAGATCGCTATTGCCGTGCTGCTGATCGCCTTGGCGGTGGTTGGCGCTTGGCTGTATGTCGATCACCTGAAAGGCGAGGTTGCTACCGCCCAATCAGTGAGTGCCATGGCGGTCCAGCAATCGACCGCCTGCGCCGCAGCATTGAGCGAGGCCAACAACGCCACCGACGTGGCCGTGGCCAAGTTCAAGGACCAGCAGGGCATGGCGCAAGCCGCCATCCTGGCATCGGCCAAGGTGAAGACTGACGCCGGCAAGAGCCTGGCCGCATGGCAGAAGAAGTACGCCGAAGCACTCAAGGCGCCCGACTGTAAGGCGCTCATGGAGGCCAACGTATGTCCGTCGCTCGCTGGCTACTGATTCTCATGCTGGCTGTGCTGGCCGCCTGTGCCACCACGCCCGCGCCGGTCGTCGTGCCCAAGGTCGTGCGGGTCGCCGTCCCCCAGTACGTGCCGATCCCGGACGAGCTGACCAAGGATTGCCCGATCGCGATGCCGAAGACCATGAGTGTCGGTGAGGCCATCCGGGTTGCCCGGGAGCGCAGGGCCTCGCTTGAGGCATGCAACGCCGATAAGGCGGCGCTTCGGAAGCTGGGAGAGGGTCAGCCGTGATCGAGGCGAGCGCCGAAACCCGAAGCGTCCTCGCCGACACGGCCCTTAGCCTTGGTGGTGAGCGAGCCATCGTCTACCTGTTCGTTACCTGTCATCAGGTTCCTTCAGGCCTTGATGACCGGATGCCGTTTGCTTCCACCGAGGACACGATCCGGACTGAGATGGCCTTTGCTTATGGTCGTGCCGACGTGGTCATGTTCCACCTCGACGGCTCAGCCACGGTAGTTGAGGTCAAGGACGGCACCAAGGGCTATACGCACGTCATTGCCGGTATCGGTCAAGCCGGACTCTACGCGACTCAGTTGTCGCTCAAGGGAACGGTACGCAAGGTTCGCCGAGCCCTTCTGTGGACGTCGGTTGGCGACGCCGCCGCTGACGGCATGATCGAGATGGCCTGCGAAGAGGCGGGGGTTATCCCTCTCTCATGGGGAAAGCTCTCCGACCACTTACAAGCATTGAGGTAGTTACTGAACTCGGTTCCCGAGTGTCGGTACATTAATTATGGCGACCAACCGTAAAGAACGGGCCAATACGGTTCAGGGCAACCGTGGAAAGGGCAGGCCTAAAGGCGCGCGCAACAAGATAACGTCGGACATTAAGGAAATTGCCCAGAGCTACGGCGAAGAGGCAGTTGAGAATCTGGTGGAGATCATGCGGGACCGCGGCGCACCTCCTGCGGCCCGCGTGGCAGCGACGAAAGAGATACTTGACCGGGGATACGGCAAGTCCATTCAGACGACGGACCTCAAGTCCAGCGACGGAAGCATGACCCCGAAGGGCTTGGGCGATTTCTATGCAAACCTCCCTGGCATTAAAGGCACCGACGCTTAACCCTGCACTGCGCGATTTCTGGCTGACGCCGGCCCGTAACCGCGTCCTGTACGGCGGCCGCGATTCGTCGAAATCATGGGATGCCGCAGGGTTCGCGGTGTTCCTCGCCCAGCAATGCCGTATCCGGGTGTGCTGCGCGCGACAGTTCCAGAACAAGATCGCGGAGTCGGTCTATACCCTGCTGAAGATCCAGATCGAGCGGTTCGGCCTGCAGGACCAGTTCAAGATCACCGACAACTCCATCGTCCATCTGGGCACTGGATCGGAGTTCCTGTTCTACGGTCTCTGGCGCCATATCGACGAGATCAAGTCGCTCGAGGGCATCGATATCCTCTGGATCGAGGAAGCCCACAACCTCACCGAGGCGCAGTGGGAGATTCTAGAGCCGACCATCCGTAAGGAAGGTTCACAGGTATGGGTCATCTTCAATCCGAAGCTGGCCACTGACTTCACGTACAAGCGTTTCGTGGTCAAGCCGCCGCCGAACACGGTAAAGCGGCTGATCAACTACACCGAGAACCCGTTTCTCAGTACGACCAGCCAGCAGATCATCGAGGCCCTCAAGGCGTCGGACTTCGAAGCCTTCCAGCACGTCTATCTCGGCGTGCCCAGGGAAGACGACGATGGCGTGATCATCAAGCGGTCATGGATTCAGGCAGCAATCGACGCTCACCTGGTACTGAAGTTCGAGGCGAAGGGGTCTAAGCGCGTCGGTTTCGATGTCGCCGACTCCGGTGCGGACAAGTGCGCCAACGTCTTCGCGCATGGTTCGGTGGTGTCGTGGGCGGACGAATGGAAGGCGGGCGAGGACGAGTTGCAGAAGTCCTGCACACGGACCTATAACGCCGCCAGGGACCGCGGCGCGTCGATCACCTACGACAGCATCGGCGTCGGCGCTGGGTCGGGATCGAAGTTCAAGGACATCAACGAGCAGAACAGGCTCGCCGGTATCCGGGTGGCCTACGAGAAGTTCAATGCCGGCGGTGCTGTATGGCGCCCCGATGCCTTCTACGAGCCCAAGATCAAGAACAAGGACATGTTCACGAACATCAAGTCGCAGGCCTGGTGGCTGGTGGCGGACAGGTTCCGGAACACGTTCAACGCGGTACGCAAGGGTGAGGTATTCGCAGAGGACGATCTGATCAGCATCTCCAGCGACTGCCCGCGACTCGAGCAGTTGATCGACGAACTCTCCACCCCGAAGCGCGACTACGACCAGAACGGTCGAGTGAAGGTGGAGAGCAAGAAGGACCTGGCCAAATCGAACCGTCCCGGCGGCCCTGTCCCTTCGCCCAACCTAGCTGACGCTTTCATCATGTGCTTCGTTCCCACCGTGGCACCGATGCGCATCTCCGATACCGCCCTAAGGCAAGCCTGATGACCTCACGTAAGCGGACCGCGGCGGCGAAGACTGCGCCGGCGAAGGCCCCTGCGCGCAAGATGTCTATCAGTGCGATGGCTGTTGCGATGGCGGGTACTGCACCCACACGCGAGCGGTTCGAGTTCAAGACCTACGAACCCGCGCCTGGTGTGGTGCCCGCCAAGGACCTGAAATCCGTCCTGGCGATGGACAGCACGCCCTATGGCTACCTCAACGAACTGGGTGGACTGGGATGCTTCACAGGCTTCCCCGGCTACCCGTATCTGGCCGAACTGACCCAGATCGCCGAATACCGAAAGATGTCGTCGGTCCTCGCAGACGAGATGACGCGGAAGTGGATCAAACTGACCTCGCACGGAGAGGGCGATAAGACCGATCGGATCAAGAAGATTGACGAGATGCTTCGTCAATTCAGCGTCAGGGAGCTGTTCAAGCACGTCATTGAAGATGATGGTTACTTCGGTCGCGGCCAGGTCTACATCGACGTCAAGACACCCAAGGGCGTGCTGGCTACCGATGATCCAGCCGAGCTTGCGACGCCGCTGTCCCTGTCCGAGAAGAAGATCACCAAAGGCTCGCTTGTTGGCTTCCGGCGCGTCGAGCCGATGTGGACCTATCCGGGCATCTACAACTCCACCGACCCGCTGAAGAAGGACTACTACAAGCCGTCCCAGTGGTACGTCATGGGGAAGTCCGTGCATGCCAGCCGCATGCTGATGATGATCTCTCGGCCGGTGCCCGACATGCTCAAGGCAGCCTACAGCTTCGGCGGCCTATCCATGTCGCAGCTTGCCAAGCCGTACATCGACCACTGGATCAGGACGCGGGACAGCGTTTCGGACATCATCCATTCGTTCTCGATCAGCGGCATCCTGACGGACATGTCATCGGTGCTGGAAGGTGATTCCGGCCAAGACCTGTTCAAGCGCCTGGAAATGTTCAACCAGACTCGCGATAACCGCGGCGTCTTCGCCCTCAACAAGGACTCGGAAGAGTTCTTCCAGTTCAACACCCCACTGGCCGGCCTGGACAAGCTTCAGGCGCAGGCGCAGGAGCAGCAGTCGTCCGTCAGCAGTATCCCGCTGGTCAAGCTGCTGGGCATCACGCCTGCCGGCCTGAATGCCGATTCCGATGGCGAAATCCGGGTGTTTTACGACGATGTCAACTCGAAGCAAGAGAGTCAGATTCGCCCTCCACTGAAGAAGATCATTGACGTGATCCAACTCTCGGAGTTCGGCGATATCGACCCGGATATCGACTTCGAGTTCGTCCCGCTCTACCAGTTGTCGGAGGCTGAGAAGGCCGCGGCACGGAAGGCTGATGCGGACACCGATGCCGTTCTGATCACGGCCAGCGTCATTACGCCGGAGGAATCCCGCGCACGCGTTGCCGCCGACCCGGAAAGCCCGTACCACTCGCTGGAACTGACAGATGACGACGGTATCGAGCCAGAAGAGGAAGAAGGCGAGCCGACCGAAAGCGCCGACACCAAGGCTGCTTAACGCGGTTCGGCCGAATGCCGGGCTCACCGCGTGGTATCAGAAGCGGCTGGACGACCAGGTCGCCAAGATGCAGGACTCGCTTACCTACTGGCTCGAAGCTGAGTACAGGGCGACGGGGTTGGCCAACGGCCTGGCGCAGGACGACAGTCCAGCTATGGCTATGCGCGGCTCGCTTCGTAAGCTGAGTCGGCGCTGGCAGTGGATATTCGACAAGCTGGCCGACTCGCTCTCGAAGCGTATCGCCGACAGGATGCTGGCCCATTCGGACAATGCACTGGCATCGGGACTGAAGGGCGAAGGCCTCTCGGTCAAGTTCACCATGACGCGCCCGATGAACGATGCCTACCAAGCGGTCATCGGCGAACAGGTCGGCCTGATCAAGAGCATCGCTTCCGAGCATCTGTCGGAGGTCGAGGGACTGGTCATGCGATCGGTTCAGCGCGGCCGGGACCTTGGCTATCTCAGCAGGGAGCTTCAGGACCGTTACGGCGTGACGAAGCGGCGAGCGGCACTCATCGCCAGGGACCAGAACAACAAGGCAACGTCGACGCTGCAGGCCGTAAGGCAGCGGGAACTAGGCATCACGGAAGGGGTGTGGAAGCACTCGCACGCCGGCAAGCACCCGAGGCCATCCCATGTCGCCGCCGATGGCGATACGTTCGAACTGGCCAAGGGCATGTTCATCGACGACAAATGGATCATGCCTGGGGAAGAGATCAACTGCCGATGCACATGGCAGGCAGTCGTCCCCGGATTCGACGTCTGACCAACACAACCGATTTCCTCGACCCGCTTCGGCGGGTTTTTTTATGGGCGACACCATGACGAAGCGCGCCAACCCGAACGCCCTGCGCAAGGGTGATGTCATCGCCATGGACCGCATGACCGTGCGAAGCGTGGACGTCGACGGCCGTATGCACGTCGAGATGACCAACATCTCGAAGGCGAACGTCTGCCCGTACTACGGCGCGGAGATCCCGAACTACGAAGGTCTCGGCCTCGATCCGAACCGCGTCTACATGCTGTATCGCGACCCGGTCGAACTATCCAAGGGTGCCGCGACGTTCAACGGCATCCAGTTGATGGGGAAGCACATCCCCGTCAGCGCCACCGATACCCAGAAGTTCGACGTCGTCGGTTGCCTCGGCAATGACGCCGTATTCGAACCGCCCTACCTAAAGAACTCGCTGACCGTCTGGGACGCGAGCGCCATCGCCGGTATTGAGACCGGCGATCAAAGAGAGCTGTCGTCGTCGTATCGCTACGTCGCCGACATGACCCCTGGCGTTGCCGAAGGTGCCCCGTTCGACGGGCGCATGACGGACATCGTTGGGAATCACGTCGCCCTGGTCGAGACCGGGCGCGCAGGTGCTGACGTAACCGTTGGCGATTCACTACCCCCGGAGTTACTTCCTATGAAACTGAGCAAAAAGGCCGTCGCAATGCGCGCGGCGCTTGGCGCTTACCTGCGGCCCCTTCTGGCTCAGGACGGCACCATCCCCCAGTTGCGCGCGATCGTTCGTGGCAACAAGAAGCCGGCATTCGTCGCGATGGACGCGAAGTCGGTATTCAAGGACCTCGACCTCAACGTCGATGACCTTACCCGCGTCCTGACGCTGGCCTGCGACGAGGCCGAAGAGGAAGAGGACGGCAAGGCCGACGACGAAGAGGAGACCGAGGAAGAGAAGGCCGCTCGCGAGAAGAAAGCCTCCGACGAAGCCGACGAAGAGGCCAAGAAAAAGGCCGAGGACGAAGAGGCCGAGGAAGCCAAGAAGAAGGAAGACGGCAAGGCCAACGATGCTGCCTTCGCCCGCGTCCGTTCCGATGCCCGCCAGGATGCCTTGCGCGAGTTCACTGCGATCCGCCAGGCCGAGGAAGACGTCCGTCCCCTCGTTGGCGCCGTGGTAGCCATGGACAGCGCCGAAGCCGTCTATCGATTTGCCCTCGACTCCATCGGTGTCGACGCCAAGGGCGTGCACGCCTCCGCATTGCCGACCTTGGTGGGTATGGCCAAAGACCGTCAGGTCAAGCCGCAAGCCGCCCGTGTCGCGATGGACGCCGCCGCTGAATCGAGCTTCGCGGCTCGCTTCCCCACCGCCACCAAGCTCAAGAGGGCCTAACCATGGGCTTCCAGACTCAAGTCAACATCACTCCCGCGCCGGCAGTCGAGGGCGATTTTGCCTCGGCCAACCCGCGTGCCAGTGTCATCGCCGGCCCGGGCGCTCTCGTCGCAGGCCCCAATGGCGTCACGGTTGGTCGCTTCGCATGGGCCAGTGCTGACGGCATCGTCGGCAACTCCGGCGCAGGCGCCCCGACCGGCTTCGTCCATCGCGACATGCAGGCCCTGATCACTCAGTGGTTGGGCGAAGCATCGATGGTCATCCCGGAAGGCCTGATGGTCACCCTGCACAACCAGGGCGATTTCTGGGCGCGTTCCAGCACCGCGGCCGTGATCGGTCAGAAGGTGTATGCGAACTACGCCACCGGACAGGTCACCACGGCAGCGACCGGCAATCCGCCGGCCGGCGCGTCCGTCACTGGAAGCATCGCCACCACCGTCCTCACCGTCACCGCTGTTGCTTCCGGCACGTTGGCCGCGGGACAGCCGTTGACCGGCGCTGGCATCACTGCCGGCACCGTGATCGTCAACCAGTTGACCGGTACGCCGGGCGGCATCGGCACGTACACCGTCTCCGCATCGCAGACCGTCGCGAGCGAAACCCTGACGACGAAGAGCGGCGTCGAAACTTCGTGGTCGGTCGCCAGCGCTGCTGATGCCGGCGAACTCGTCAAAATCACCACCTGGGCCTGAGCCATGACCACTATCCGATCCGACCTCCGCAGGCTGGAAGGCGACTACGGCATCCATCTCGGCGACGTTCGCGGCTATATCGAGCCGCAGTTTGCCCGCGACTACAACCTCGCTATGGACGCACAGCCCTCCATGATCACCGTCAGCAATGCGGGCATCCCCGCGTTCCTGGCCAACTACGTCGACCCTGAAGTCATCAAGGTACTGGTAAGCCCCATGAAGGCCGCCACGATCCTCGGTGAAGCGAAGAAAGGCGACTGGACCACGCTAACCAGCCAGTTTCCGGTCATGGAGTCGACAGGTGAGGTCAGCTCCTACGGCGACTACAGCAACAACGGCCAGTCCAGCGCGAACGTCAACTGGGTGCCGCGTCAGTCCTACCACTTCCAGACGGTCACCCAGTGGGGTGAGCGCGAACTGGAAATGGCAGGTCTTGGCCGCATCGACTACGCCTCGAGCTTGAACGCTGCGAGCGCGCTGGCTATCAACAAGTTCCAGAACAAGTCGTACTTCTTCGGTATCGAAGGTCTGCAGAACTATGGCCTGCTGAACGATCCGAACCTGTCCGCACCGGTCCAGCCTCTGCCCACGGGCACCGGCAGCAGCCGCTTGTGGGCCGACAAGGATGGCCAGCAGGTCTACGACGACATCAGCCAGGTGCTTTACAACCAGCTTATTGCGCAGACCAAGGGCCTGATCGCGCGCGACGCGAACATGGTTCTGGCGATGTCGCCTTCGGCCGAAGTCAACCTGACCAAGACGAATCAGTTCAACGTCAACGTCAGCGACCAGCTGAAGAAGAACTTCCCGAACCTGCGCGTCGAAACCGCCGTCGAGTACGAAACCGATGCCGGTGAAGTGGTGCAGCTGATCGTCGACGGTGTCGAAGGTCAGGATACCGGCACCTGCGCGTTCACCGAGAAGATGCGTGCGCATCCGGTCATCCTCGACCTGTCCAGCTTCAAGCAGAAGAAGTCGGCGGGCACCTGGGGCGCGATTATCAAGATGCCGATCGGCATCGCCAGCTTGCTGGGGGTCTGATATGGCTACCGTCACCGTAGGTTGCAAACTGCCCCATGGCCTGATCATCGACGTCGAAGGCAAGAAGGTGAAGCTCAATGGAGCGAACACCTCGCTGGTCATCGGCGGCTATGGCCTCACCCCAGTCGAAAAGGACTTCTTCGACGCCTGGCTCAAGCTGTCCGCCAATACGGTCGTCGTGAAGCGTGGCCTGATCTTCGCGCAGGAAACGCAGACCAAGGCCCGGGATCAGGCCAAGGAACAGGCCGAGGTCAAGAGCGGCCTCGAAGGCCTCAATCCCGAGAAGCCGGCGCCCGGCATCAAGCCGGAGAAGTACGAGGGCAAGAAGGAAGACAAGGCGTGACCACCGGGATCGTCGTCTTCAATCCGGCTCAGTTCCTGATCCGGTATCCGGAGTTCGCTTCGGTCGATCCGGGCCTGCTCCAGGCCTATTTCGATGAAGCGACGATCTACCTGTCCAACACGGAATGCAGTGTGGTCAGGAACATCGAGCCGCGCGCGTTGCTGCTGAACATGCTGGTCGCGCACATCGCGGCCATCAATGCCGGCGTCAACGGTCAGCCGGCCTCGCCGCTGGTGGGTCGGGTCAATACGGCCACGGAAGGCTCCGTGTCGGTCGGGACGGCCATGGATGGCGTTCCGGGCACCGCCGCATGGTTCATGCAGACGAAATACGGCTCCTCGTACTGGCAGGCAACGGCCCAGTACCGGACGGCACGATACATTCCGGGATCGTCGCAGCGATGCGCCTTTCCTCGTGGCGGATGGCCGACGCGATGCAACTAGGTCTGGTCGGTGGCGATGGGCTTCGCCTGAAGCTGGAAGAGATCAAGAAGAAGGTTGGCGACGGTGAGGTATTGCGCCTCGGGTTCCTCGAGGGCGCGACCTATCCGGACGGAACAAACGTGGCCCTTGTGGCGACGACCAATGAATACGGCAACCCGGCCAACAACCAGCCACCACGCCCATTCTTTCGCCGCATGATCGCGGCGAAGTCCCCGGGATGGGGTGCGAGCATGGCCAAGGTCATGAAGGCGGCGGACTGCGACGTGCATGTCGCCTTCGAGCGGATGGGCGTCGGTATCAGCGGGCAGCTTCAGGCATCCATCCGCGAGTTCATCGACCCGCCGTTGTCGGAGACGACGATTCTGGCGAAGGGGTTCGAGAAGCCTCTCATCGACTCCGGCGTCATGCTTCGCGGCGTGGACTTCGAGGTCAAGGAAGGGTCATGAATCTCCATGGCATCGCGTCTGGCGCGATTGGTACGGTCAATCCGTTCATCCCTGCCGAGGTGTACCAGAGCAACGGCTACACGACGACAGGGAGCGGCAAGCAGGTTCCGGCCTTCCTTCCGCCTGTCCCGTTGTCGATCCAGAAGCAGGAACTGAGCTTCAAGGACCTTCAGCACGTCGACGGCCTGAACATTCAGGGCGAGATGTGTTCGGTCTACCTGAACGGTCATATCTACGGTATCGAGCGCGGAACGGCGAAGGGCGGCGATGCGTTCGTCTTCGATAACCAAGTCTGGCTCGTCGTGGCGATTCCTGAGCAATGGCCGGACTGGTGCAGGGTCATCCTGTGTCGGCAACTGGCAGGGCTTCCCGACATCGGCCAGGGCCAGCCGCAGAGCTTGAACGTGGATGGGGGCGTGCTATGAGCGTTGACGTCCTTGTCGACAAGCTGCTCGTTCTTCGTGGCACCACGACGAAACGACTTGCTACCGTCCTGCTGAGTGGACAGCCCTGCTGGGATACCGACCAGAAGGCGCTCTATGTCGGTGACGGCACCACCTTTGGCGGTATCTCAGTCGGTGGCGGGTCGAGTAGCAGCACGCTCACCCTTGTGGCCGGCGAGTCACTGGATTCACCGCGCATCGTCGCCGCAGCCGATGGTATCGCGTACTACCCCGATCTTTCGAACAACGATGACATCCAGCGCGTCATCGGCGTCACCACGCATGCCGCGACACAAGGCGCCATGGTCTCCGTGGCACCGCAGGCATCGTTTACCGAACCGATGTGGTCTTGGTCACCCGGCCCGGTCTACTGCTCCGAATCTGACGGGCGGCTGACGCAGACCTACGCCGCCAGCGCCGTGCTGGAAGTAGGCAAGGCGCTGGATGCCAACACCGTCACCGTTCTTATTCACCGCGCCATCTTGAGGGCATAATCATGGCTGGAAACAAATATCTTGCGGTCGATGCAACCAGCGGACTCCCCAAGGAGATCGTGGCGAACCAGACTTCGGCCGGTGCTGGTGATGCAGGCAAGCTGCCGGCACTCAATGCCTCTGGCGTACTGGACTCAACCCTTCTACCCCCGGGCATCGGACTTGCCTCCCAGGTGTTTCCCACCTCCGAGGCGCTGACGGCCGGTGCGCTGGTCAACATCTTCCTCGTCTCGACCGTTCCGACCGCGCGCAACGCGAATGCCACTGACGCGACCAAGGCAGCCATCGGCTTCGTTCTCGCCGGCACGACCTCACCCGCGAACGCGACTGTCTACTTCCCGGGACAGATCGTCACCGGAGTCACCGGCCTCACGGTCGGCGCTCCGGTATTCCTGAGTACGACCAGTGGTGCCGTCACCAGCACGCCGCCGGCCGCGACGGGGAACCTGATGCAGCAAGTCGGCTGGGCACTGTCCGCGACCAGCTTCGTGTTCCAGCCGGCACCCGGCATCGTGCGCGCGTAATGGCGATTGGCATCCTGTCGTCCGGCCTACTCGGCGAAGTCGTCAGCCCGGCCAAGGTCATCACGGTTGGCGCAGGCGGTCAGGAGGCCGAGGCGGAATTTGGCACGGCAAAGGCGTTACAGATCATTGCCGGCGGCAAGGTGTCTGAGACGCCAGTTGCGGGAGGGATCGCCCTGGTCAATACGACAACGGCCAACGGTATCGGTGCCGCCTACAGCATTGCACTGCCCTCAGGTACTGGTGGCCTCCTGATACTCTATCTCGGCGAAGACAATGACGGCGGCGCCGGTCCGACTGGATGGACCCTTCTGTTCAACTCCGGATCGTTCGGTTCGGACGGACAGGACATGCGGGCCTACTACCGGGTCGCGGACGGATCGGAGGCCTCACCGATCACTGGCGCGGCCGAGGCGCATGAACATGGCTGGTCGGCGGTGTGCCAAAGGTGGTCGGGCGTGGACTCTATTACACCGGTCAACGCCCTCAGCGGAACGGCATCGGCAGGCAATAAGCCGTCACCGATCACCCTGATAGCGCCAACGATTACGACGACTGCGGCGAACTGCATGCTGCTCTATGTGGGCTCTCTGGACATGGCGACGGACAACGCCGTCACCGGCTACACGGCGCCGACAGGATTCAGCAACAAGTCCGAGGGCGGGGTCAATGGCGTGGCGAGCATCGTTGTCGCCTCAAAGATGCAGGCAGCGGCAGGCGCCACCGGAACCGCCACAGGCACGGCCACGACGACAGCTACAGCGAGGGGGTGGTGCGCTGAACTCATCGCACTGAAGCCGTCATGACCGTAGCCATCAGCATTACCGAAGAAGACCTCCTGACCGCCTTGCGCGGTTTTTTATTGCCTCTGATTGACGGGGAAGTAGTCCAGGCGCAGGCAAACCGTGTCCCGATGCCATACGGGTCGTTTACCACGATGACGACCCTGTTCCTGACCGGTCTGTCGACGAACCGTGCGAGCTACACCGACACCGGTCTCGGTACGGGCACCGAGAACAACTCCCGGTCTACCCGATGGGACGTGCAACTTGATTTCTACGGCGACGGCGCACTCGACAGGGCGGTGGCCGTATCGACCCTGATCCGAACGGACTTCGCCTGTACCTGGTTCAAGGATCACGGCGACGTCATTCAACCGCTCTATGCCGGCGAGCCGAAACAGACCTCCATGGTCAACGGCGAGCAGCAATACGAACAACGCTGGACGGTCGATTTCGTCGCCCAGTTAAACCCTGTCGTCCAGACACCCATGGACTTTGCAGACCAACTCAACATCGGCCTGGCTGAAGTTGACGCTACGTTCCCTCCGGAGATCCAGTAATGACCATCCCTGCATCACAGATCGTCCAGGTGAACCCTGGCGTCCTCGCGGCGGCGGGCAGTGCGATCGACCTTAATGGTCTGATCCTCACCGACAGCACGTCCGTTCCCATTGGCTCTGTCCAGCCGTTCGCCAGTGCAGATGATGTCGGCGCCTTCTTCGGCCTGACCTCGCTCGAGTACGAAGCAGCCCTCATCTACTTCAAGGGTCCGGATGCCGCCACGAAGACCCCGGGTGTGCTGCTGTTCTCTCAGTACCCCACCGATGATGTCGCCGCCTATCTTCGCAGCGCGTCGCTGGCAGACGTGACCCTGGCGCAACTCAAGTTGCTCTCCGGCACCCTGACGGTCACCTCGAATGGCGCGCCGCTGACGTCCAGTTCGATCAGCCTGTCCGCCGCGACCAGCTTCTCCAATGCGGCCACGCTGATCCAGGCCGGGTTTACCTCGCCGACGTTCGCCGTCTCCTACGATCCGCAGCTGTCGGCATTCGTCTTCACGTCCAGCACGACCGGCGAAGCATCGACCATCGGCTTCGCCAGTGGCCCGCTGTCGTCCGGTCTTCGCCTGACCTCGGCGACTGGCGCGGTGACCTCACAGGGCGAAGACGAAGCCACGCCAGGCGAAGCCATGAGCGCGATCGCCGCGCTGACGCAGAACTGGGCGGCCTTCACCACGACGTGGGAGCCGGACCTGGCTGGCAAGGTCGCCTTCTCGGCTTGGACAAGCGCGCAGGACAACCGCTACGCATACGCCGGCTACGACTCGGACCCGAACGCCAAGATCAGCGGCAATACCTCGACGTGGATGGCTGCGGTCAACCTGGCATCGGGCAGCGGCACGCTGGCGATCTTCGGCGACCTGACCCACGCCGCGTTCGCCCTGAGTTGGGTGGCATCGGCGGATGTCGATCGCCTCAATGGCCGGACGACCCTGGCATTCCAGAAGCAGGCCGGCATCCTTCCATCGGTCGATAACGCCAGTGATGCCAATGCGCTGATCGCCAACGGATACAACTTCTACGGCGCCTACGCGACGGCAAACGATGACTTCACCTTCATGTATCCGGGCTCGATCTCCGGTCAGTACAAGTGGGCGGACTCCTACGTCGGGCAAATCTGGCTGAACGCACAGCTGCAGCTCGCCATGTTCACGCTGCTGCAGTCGGTCGGCTCGAACCCCTACAACGCCAGCGGCTATGCCCTGATCGATGCTGCGGTCCTTGACCCGATCAATGCCGCGATCAACTTCGGCGCGATCCGTACCGGCGTTGCTCTGTCGGCCTCGCAGGCGGCTGATATCCGCAACGCCCTGGGCGTGGATGTCTCGCAGGCGATCACCGCGAACGGCTACTACCTCCAGATCGTTCCGGCGACAGCGGCGATCCGCGTGGAGCGGTCCAGCCCTCCCATGACCCTGTACTACACCGATGGTGGAAGTATCCAGAAGCTTACTCTTGCATCGATTGAGGTCCAATAATCATGGCAACCATCACTGCCGCAAACTCGGTGTTTGCTCTGGCTATCACCGGCCTGTACCCGTCGCCCCAGATCCTGTCCGGCTACGGCGCCGACGACGCCTTCACCACGGAGGCGATGGAAAACGCCGAGGTCGTGCAGGGTCTGGACGGTCATCTCTCCGGCGGCTTCATCTTCAATCCGGTGAAACAGACCATCACGATCATGCCGGACTCTCCGTCGCTCGAAATCTTCAACAACTGGGCACTGGCGCAGCTGTCACAGCGCGAGGTCATGACGGCGAATGCCTCCATCAGCCTTCCATCCATCGGCTTCAAGTACGTCCTGAAGCGAGGCTTCCTGACGTCCTCGCGTCCGGTGCCTGACGTCAAGAAGCTTCTTGCGGCCGTGCCGTACCAGATCACCTGGGAATCGGTCATCGGAGCGCGCATCTAATGGCTCGCAAGACGCTTCAATACAAGGTCACGGACGAAGGGCGCGATCTCGGCAAGGTCTTCCTGATCACCGAAATGCCGGCGACGCAGGGGGAGCGTTGGGCCATCCGCGCCTTCCTCGCCATGGGTAAGAATGGCGTTGAGTTGCCGGATGACATATCACAGTCCGGATTCGCGGGTATCGCCTCCTACGGACTGACGCTGATCGCGAAGCTTCCGTTCGATGATGCGGAAATCCTCATGGAAGAAATGTTCCGCTGCGTCCAGATGATGCCGAACCCGAGCAATCCGGAGATTGTCCGTAGCCTGGTCGAGAACGATATCGAAGAGATCGCCACGCGGTTCAAGCTTCGCATCGCGGCGTTCAAGCTTCACGCGGATTTTTCCAAGGCCGTCGGGCTCTCGACCTTGGGCCAGGCATCGGCGTCCGGCCCCGCGGCATCGTCGAATACCTGAACGTTCCTCGCACCATCGCGACCGTCGTTTCCTCTCGCCTAGCCACCCTGCACGAACTTGACACCGTTTACGGCGTCGAGGACTTGTGGACGTTGCTGGAAGTGAACACGGTCGATAGTCATAACCATCAAGTCGTCAACGCTCCCAAGGATTGAGTCATGGCCACCGTAGTCGATGCTCTAGTCATGACCCTTGGCCTCGACGTCAAGGAATTCGACAAGGGCAAGAAAAGGTCCGAGGAAGGGCTGGACTCGTTCAAGGACAAGGCTGACGGCGTCGCGAAGGACGTTTCCAACAGCGGCAAGCGGGCGGCCGAATTCTTCGGCTCCGTAAAAACGGAGCTTCTCGGCGTATTGGCCATATTCGGTGCGGCGACGGGGCTGAAGCAGTTCATTTCCACACAGGTCACTAGCCAGGCTGCGCTCGGTCGCCTGAGCGCCAATGTCGATATCAGTGCCCGCAAGCTGGAGTCGTGGGGCCTTGTCGCCAAGGAGATGGGCGGACAGGCTGAGGACGCGTTCGGGGCGATCCAGGCAGTCGGTTCCGGCCTGGCCGAGGCGTCGATCAAGGGCAGTTCTGCGCTGACCGACATGGCGCGCATCAACGGCGTTGCCCTGACAGATGCCAAGGGGAAGGTTCTCGGCATCGACGATGCCTTGCTCAGCATTTCCAAGCGGATGCACGAACTGCCACGGCTCCAGGCGCAGTGGCTCGCCAACGGGCTTGGCGTCGGTTCGATGTTCAATGAGCTGATGCTGGGGCCGGACGAGCTGAAGAAGCGTCTGGCGGCCGGCGAAGGGCTGTCCAAGGTCACGGACAAGTCCACTGAAGCGGCCATGCGGTTGCAGAAAAGCTGGGCCGATATCCAGCAGCGGTTCAAGGGCGTCGAGGAAACCGCCTTCGCGCGCCTGTCTCCGACGCTCGAGCGCCTGGCTAACCGATTCGCCAACTGGCTCGATTCGGTCAACTGGGAAGCCGTCGGCGCGAAGCTGGAAAGCCTCATCAATGGCGTGAACAAGGTCGTCGACGCGTTCGGCGGATGGAAGACGGTAGCTCTCGTCGTGGGTGCGGTGTTGGCGCTGAAGGTGCTGGCACCGATTACCGGACTGATCCTTGGGCTAGGCCGCCTCATTCCTTTGCTGGCGTCGGCCACGGCTGGCCTCGGGGCCATGGGTGTCGCCGGCGCAGCTGCAGTCGGATACATGACGGGGACGGCGATCAATGATCACGTCCTGGCTGGCACCAAGGCCGGCGACTGGGTCGGCAAGCGCATCGCTGGCGTTCTTGCCGCCGCAGGAAACGACGACGCCAAGATGGCGATCGCCCGGGACAACTGGTCCTCGCTGAAGCAGGAGGACAGGCAGAAGCGCGTCGATGCCTACCAGTCGCTCACGCCTGCGGAAAAGTCCACCTACCGCAATGCCGCTCCCGAATTGAGCCGAATCATTGAGGCAGGCGGAGGCCTCGGTAAGGCGCCCGTCAAGGGAACGAGGCTTCCGCGCGGTGTCCGGAACAACAATCCGGGAAACCTCAACTTCGCTGGGCAGGAAGGGGCGACGAAGGAAGGCGGCGAAAAGGGCCGGTTCGCTGTCTTCGAGGACATGTCGACCGGCGTCAGCGCCCTGGTCAATCAGCTAGAGGCCTATTCCCGCCGGGGTATCGACACGATTACCGAGATCGTGAACAAGTACGCGCCGGCTGGTGACAATAACGACGTACAGGCCTACATCAAGGCACTGGCCTCGGCCACTGGCAAAGACCCGAATGCGAAGCTCGACCTGAGCGACATGCATACGCTGGTGCCCTTGGTAAAGGGCATCGTCGAGCATGAGGGCAATGGGAAATATGTCAGCGCGAAGGATTATGCGCAGGGCATCATGCTGGGTGCCGGTCCGAAAGCCGCGACGAGCGCCGCACCACAACTCGCCAGCCGGACCAGTACGGCGGAAACGCATATCGGGTCCATCACAGTGAACACCCAGGCCACGGACGCCAAGGGCATCGTCATGGATATGCGTGGGGCTCTGGACAACAATTCGTTGATCGCGCAAGCAGACACGGGGCTCAACTGATGAGTGCCGTCCTGCTTGCTGCCGCGACTGAACTGGTCGACCTGTTCTTCCCGCGATCGACGGACTGGTTCGTGGTCAACGCTATGACCAGTGATCTCGTCATCCGGCCGGATACCGTGAGCGGGTTCGAGTACCGCGGCGAGTCACGCGTCAGTGATTACCCGATGGAGCAGGGAGCTTTTTCAAGCTACGACAAGGTCAGTACGCCCTTCGATGCACGGATGCGGATGGTGTGTTCTGGCAACGAAACGATGTCCCGCGAGGAATTTCTGGACACCATCGAACGGATGCTTCGTGAGGTCGAGGTTTACGATCTGGTGACCCCGGACAAGACCTACCCGAGCATGACCCTGGTCCACTTCGACTATCGGCGCGAGTCCACCAACGGTGTGACCTTGCTCATCGTCGATGCCTGGTTTCGCGAGGTTCGCATCACTGCCTCGTCCGATTACACCAGCGATCCGGACGTTCCGAACGTTCAGAGTGACTCTCCGAGCGCAGCAAGCATGATCAAGGGCGGCACGGTGACGGTATCGATCCCTTCAAAAGAGCAGGCGGCAGCCTACAACTCTGGTGGTGAGCCGCAATGATGATCGTCCCGATACAGGCGTTGCCGTCACAGTCGGCCCTTATCACTCTCGGTGGCCAGAACTGCAACGTCACCGTGTACCAGAAGTCGACGGGCATGTTTCTTGATCTTGCCGTGTCAGGCCGGCCGATCATTTCGGGAGCAATATGCCGTGATCGAGTATTACTCGTCCGCCAAGCCTATCTCGGTTTCACTGGCGACCTATCGTTCATGGACACCCAGGGTACGGAAGATCCTCGGTTCACTGGACTCGGTGCCCGATGGGTCCTGATGTACCTGACACCGGATGACCTGGCATGACGTTCCTTCGCCGCCGCATCGACGTCAAATTCGCCCTGAACGGCGACACCTTCGACGGCGAGAACAATACACTCAGCCTTACCGGGCTTCGGTGCCAGGCGACCGTAAACAGTTACTCCGGCAGTGTCGGATCGTTCGCATCCCAACTAAGCCTCCGCGTCAGCGGCATGCTTGGCGATGACATGGCGAAGCTGTCAACACTCGGCTTTCAGTCCGGCATCTATCGCCGAAATGCGGTCAACGTCTTTGCCGGTGACGATGCCTCAGGTATGACGCTGGTCTTCGCCGGCAACATCACGTCGGGGATCGTCGACTACAACAGCATGCCCGACGTCGGTGTCGAGATCATCGCCTCGGCATTCGCCACAGCCCAATACGATGCGATCGCTGCCAGTAGCTACAAAGGATCTATGAGCGTGGGATCCATGATCGAGGCGATCGCGAAGGCGGCCAACCTCGGCTTTCAGAATAATGGCGTCGCGGCCGTACTGAGCAATCATGCCGTAGGTGGCACGGCTGTGGACCAGATCAAGGATATTGGCATCGCAGCTGGCATCAATGTTGCGATAGAGAACAAGACCGTTTTCATCTGGCCGAAGGATGGGAGTCGGGATGACTCGGTTACCGACGTTAGGCCTGAGAACGGCCTGGTCGGTTATCCGATGTACTCCGTCCGTGGTATCGACATCATCACCCTCTTCAACCCGGATATTCAGGTGGGTCGACAGGTCCGGGTAACCAGCTCCATCCCCAGGCCGTCTGCCAACGCGCCCGCGCAGGCCAACGGTTCAGCCACGGCAGGCACGAACGGGATCTTCAAGGCCTACGGCGTGACCCACGATCTTTCTTCCGAAACGCCGAATGGCCCATGGTTTTCACGCGTGAACCTCGCAGCGAACAATTTCAATGCCATCGCAAAATAGTGCCAGCACGTTCCGCGACGGTGCCTCTGGATCGAGCCAGTTCGATGTCATGGAGTTCTTCTTTCGCCAGAAATTGGCAAAGGCAAGAACGGCGACGATCGTCCGGGTGCTGGACGTCACGAACGCCGGTGGCCTTGAGCCTGTCGGCTATGTCGATATCCAGCCGATGGTCCAGCAGGTAGATGGCGCCGGACAGGTCACTGCCATGCCACCGATCTATAACGCCCCGTACTTGCGCCTGCAGGGTGGAGCGGATGCAGTAATCCTCGATCCGAAGATCGGTGACATCGGGATTGCCGTGATTGGGGATCGCGACCTATCGGCGGTCACGGCGTCCAAGGCCGATGGCCCGCCAGGTTCGGCTCGGCGGAACAGCCTGTCGGATGCCATGTACCTCGGTGGCATCCTTAACGGGGTGCCGGAGCAGTACGTTCGATTCAGTGCCGGTGGGGTAGAGATCGTCTCACCGACGAAGATCACACTGCGCGCGCCGGATATTGAACTGGATGGCCCGGTGTCAGCCACAAGCACTGTTACCGCTGTTGGCGAGGTGATGGGCATCGACATTCCTCTCAGCACGCATCACCACATACTTGTTCAGCCAGGATCAGGAAACTCCGGCGGGCCTTCGTCATAGTTAGCGACGAACGGCATCGCACACCTTGACGACGATCCTGGCAAGGGCTGTGTTTCGGGTAATTGGGGTCTCCGCGCCGAATGGACCATCGCCATCGTCCATGCGGATGCCGGTCACTGGACTGTAGACGCCGGCATGTGATTCGGTCATGGAGTCCGGGTAATCCCCAGAAGGTCCGCAGGCAAGCGACCCAGTGGTGAGGCCAAGAGACGTGTAGTTCTTGCCGATACCTATGCTGGCGTTCTTGATGCCGACGAATACCTGGCCCTGGACGACTGCATAGGAATACCAGTAACTAGTCGATTCAGTGTCGCCAATGTGGGCCCAAGGCGACGCGCCTGGCGCAGTAGCCCACTCCCTTGGTGTGAAGGTTGGAACGTCGATCCTATCGACAGCGGCGGAGGCTGTTGTACTCGCCAACATGGCGACGAGAATAGAAAGAGCCAGTTTCATCATTTCCCCTGACCCGCCAATGCGGGTTTTTTGTTGTCCATCGGAATCCCCATGGCGAACACGCTAACCCTCGACGCGAACTGGGATATCCGACTTGACCAGAGCGGCAACCTCACGTTGACCGATCCGGATATGTCGATCGCTCAGGACGTTGCCAGCGCCATCCGAACGTTCCTCGGGGAGTGCTGGTACGACACCAGACTTGGACTGCCGTACTTCCAGAGCATCCTCGGCAAGCGCCCTCCGGCCTCCCTCGTCAAGTCGAAGATTACCGCTGCGGCGTTAACCGTGGCTGACGTGCTTTCAGTGACGGTCACCTCGCTCTCCCTCGTCGACCGGACCTTGACCGGTTCGGTGTCGATCCTAAGCACCCGCAGCCCCCAACCCGTTCAGGTGAATTTCTGATGGCCGACACCAACGTCCCCGCGATCGTCTTCTCGGAGACGGGCATCACGCTACCCCAGGAGGCTAGCATCCTGGCCGGCGTGCAGGCCGACATGAACACGGCCTTCGGCGGCAACATGAGCCTGTCGCTGACGGCGCCCCAAGGTCAGATCGCCCAGAGCAATACCGCGATCATCGGAAACAAGAATGACCAGATCGCGGAAGTCGTCAACCAGGTCAACCCCGATACCTCGAGCGGGCGCTGGCAGGACGCCATTGGGCGCATCTACTTCCTCGACAGGATCGCAGCATCGGGGACGGTAGTTACAGGGACTATTGCGGGCCTGGTGGGCGCGGTCATCCCGGTCGGCTCGGTGGCGCAAGATGCCAACGGCTACCGGTACTCGTCTCTGGTCGACGCCACGATCACGGCATCGGGCATCGTTGACGTCGATTTCCAGTGCCAGACGACCGGGCCGGTGCCTTGCCCCATCGGCGCGCTCAACACCATCTTCAAGGCGGTAACGGGATGGGACTCGATCACCAACCTTTCCGCTGGCACCGAGGGCACGAACGTCGAAAGTCGGGCTGACTTCGAGTTTCGCCGGAAGAACTCGGTCGCCAAGAACTCCGTCAACATGGTCCAGTCGATCCAGTCGGCCGTGCTTGAGGTGCCCAATGTCCTCGATGCCTACGTCCTCGACAATCCAACGGGCGCCACGGTCAACAAGGGCTCGACCAACTACCCAGTGATCGCCCATAGCGTCTATGTGGCCGCTGCCGGCGGTGAGGCCGAGGATATCGCCAAGGCCATCTGGAGCAAGAAGTCCGGTGGATGCGATTACAACGGTGACACCGAATTCACCGTGCAGGACACCGAGGGGTATCAGCAGCCGTACCCATCCTACGTCGTGAAGTGGGTGACTCCGGACGCGTTGCCGATTTTCTTCACGGTTGAGATTGCCGACGATCCGGCACTTCCTGCGAACATCGTTCCGCTCATTCGGCAGGCGGTTGTCAATGCCTTCAATGGCACGGATGGAGGAACGCGCGCACGTATCGGGGCGACGCTGTTCGCCGGGCGCTACTACGCGGGCGTGGCAGCGACCGACGCCAATGTCGAAATCTTCTCGATCCTTCTGGGCTCCGTTTCTCCTGGAGCCGGTACGGCTCTGACGGTAGGCATCGACCAGCGGCCCACGCTCGACCCGTTGAACGTCACCGTGACGCTGGTGTAGCGCATGCAGAACTATCGAGACACCATCCTCTCGCAGTACGCGAACAGTCCGACCCTGACCGGCCTTATCGACTACTTCAACCAGTGGATCGATCCGGAAACAGACCTCAACAACTTCTTCGATTTCGTCTGGAATGTCGATACAGCTGTCGGCTTCGGCCTCGATATCTGGGGTCGCATCGTCAACGTCTCCCGAAACCTTCAGATCGACAATCCGGCGTCCTATCTGGGGTTCGATGAAGCCAATACCGGCACTGCGACAGAGACGGATGCACGGCCATTCGGGCAGGGAGTCTTCTACAACGGACCGCCGGCATCGACGACGTTCGCCTTGTCAGACGACGCCTACCGCAAGCTGATCATGGTGAAGGCTCTGGCCAACATCACAGATTGCACCGCGGCAAGTCTGAACGCACTTCTCCGCTTCCTCTTCGAGGGGCAGGGCCGCTGTTACATGGTCGACACCGGAGGCATGTCGATCCGGTACGTCTTCGAGTTCAACCTGTCGCCGGTAGAACTTTCGATCATGACGAGGTCGTCGGCCGTCCCTCGCCCCGCTGGCGTCCTCGTCCAGATTCTTCAGCTCGACCCATCCGCAACCTTCGGTTTCAACGAGGGCGGCCTACAGCCGTTCGGCCAAGGGACGTTCTTCACTGCCTCAGGAATTCAAAATGCTGTCTAGCAATGTCCCAACCCGGATGCCTGTTCCCTTTGCTGATGCAGGAACGAAGAACACCATTCCGGTTGCTTCGCAGACCGGCATCACGCCGGGCGCCGCGTCGTTCACCACCGGGTTCCCGCCGCTGACCTTTACCCCTGTCGCCGCCGGCGGCATTCCTCCATTCGGTGCGGACTTCAACGGCATATACAACGCGATCACCCAGGCCGTTCGCTGGGCCAATGCGGGCGGGCAGTACGTCTACGATTCCCAATTCGCTACCGCTGTGGGCGGATATCCGAAAGGAGCCCTCATCCAGCGATCGACGCTTGACGGTTTCTGGCTGAATACGACGGAAGGAAATTCGACGAACCCTGACACAGGTGGTGGCGGCTGGGTTGACGCCTTGGCCGGAAGGCTCATCGCAATTCGAACCTTTAACGCGCCGGGTACGACCACATACACGCCGGACGCGAGGGCAAAGAAATTGCGCGTCATTACTATCGGCGGCGGCGGTGGCGGCGGTGGATGCGGGATGTCTACGACGGGAAACGCAACAGGTGGCGGCGGTGGGGCTAGTGGATCCTATATTGAATCCAATTTGATCGACGTTCCGAGTAGTCCGGTCGCCGTAACAATTGGCTCGGGCGGAGCCGGCGGTGTTGGCGTGAGCAATGGTATAGACGGCGGCACGACTAGCTTCGGCGCTCTCATTTCCTGCCACGGCGGAGCGCCTGGTGGCGGTGGCGCTGGCGGTGCAGGACGGACGCCAGGAGGCGGACTTGTAACACTTCCAACCGCAACAATAAGCACGGTCATCCTGTCCGCTGGAACAGCCGGGATGCCCGGTCTTTCGTATGGAAATACGACTCAACAGTCCGCGATTGTAGTCGGCGGTGGTGGTGGATCGACACCTTATGGGAGTGGCGCCAACTGGCAATTGGCGTCGTCTAATGGCGTGCCAATTTTGTCTGGATTGGGTAACGCAGGCGGTGGCGGTGGTGGTGCTGCATCAAGCGGAGCAGGCGCCGCAAACGGAAGCGCTGGCGCACCTGGCGCCGTCTACATCTACGAGTACGCATAATGAAAAACTTCGCACGCATCAATAGTACCGCAGTCGTGGAAGTCATCAGCATTCCGGATGACTATGCTATCGAAGACTGTTTCACTCCCGACCTTGTCGAGACACTGGTATCTATAAATGGAATTTTTCCGATGCCTGAGGCTGGCTGGTCGTACGACGGATCATCCTTTAGTGAGCCAACGCCATACCAGCGAAGCGCCGAGGAAATCGTATCGACGAACGCCTGCACGCGTGATGCATTCCTGGCAGTAGCCACTCTAGCTATCGCCCCACTTCAGGACGCAGTTGACCTTGAGGTGGCGACATCGGAAGAAAGGAGTCTGCTTACCCTGTGGAAGCAGTATCGTGTCGCCGTCAATAGAATCGATACGTCGAACAGTGATCCAGTCTGGCCGACTCCGCCGGTCGAGCCTGGACACGTAGAGGCCAATCCAACGGCATAGTTGTTCGACTTAGAGGGCTTCGTCGCCAACGCGCGGAGCCCGCTTTCTAGTATGGATGCCTCGCTCGAATACGACGATGCTGTCGTAGAAGTGCATAGATACTGTCGTCTTCCCGAACTCGGTTTCCGCTACCTCTCCGCGCGCGTGTTCCCAGTTCAGCTCGTCGATCATGGATTTTGAAAACTGGATGAAGCTACCGGGACGATGGGCCCCGCCCTCGTATTCTGGCCAGTAGGCGGTGTGCAGGTCTTCGACGAGGTAGACGCCGTTTTTCGGAAGCTTCAGGTACAGGGCTTGGAACGTCGAGGCAATGTGGCTCATGACGTGACTACCGTCGTCGATGACGATGTCAGGAACGCCGAATTCGTCAATCACGCTCTGGAGGAAGGCATGGTCTTGCTGCCCACCGATCCTTATATGGATCTGGTCCTCTTCGAAGTCCTGGCACTTCGGATCAATATCGATGCCGATGATCGTCGCGAATGGTCCGAAATACCTTTTCCACATCTGTAGCGATCCGCCGCTACCGCAACCGATCTCCAGAATGGTGACGGTTTTATTTATCCATGGCCCGAAGTGGCGCTCATAAATGGGGAAGTAGTGCTTCCACTTATGGATCACCCTTCCCTGATTCTGCAGAAAATTCGCGTAGAGGCTCACTTCTTTCCTTGGCTTGGTGGAATACCTGCACATCTTAGCTATCTCGGATGGGTCGTGTCCCCGCCCCTGAGACACTCCAGCCGTACCCTACGGCCATGGACACCCCACCCATCATCTGGACCGACGAAGACTACCGCTGGGTGGCCAGGTTCCAAGGGTGCCCGAAGGAGCTGGCCTTTGTCCGCCAGCCGATCACCCTGGAAGGCTGGAACCTACATCTCTGCGTTATCGTTCCGTGGCAGCGGGCCTGGCACACGTACACGTCGAAGGAGAAAGCCATGCTCCACGCCGAGCGCTGGCTGCGTCCGCGCTACCAGCGAATCCTCGACGACATGCCGAAGCCATACAGGTCACCGCCGGAGCCGCCGTACGTGCGCAAACCGGAAGACGACATCCCGCATCCGGGTGGAAGAAAGCGGGTGTTCAAGGCGAGGCGGAAGCCGTTCTGACGATTGGCGCAAATTCGGCGCAAGCGTCTAGATGACTGGTAGCAAAAAGTCAGTAACGATCTTTATTTATGGTGGCCGGGGACGGAATCGAACCGCCGACACGGGGATTTTCAAGGCTGTACTGTCTCCTGAAAACGTTGGTATATATGACTTTCCACCAAATGCACTATTCCGTCGAGTAGCCTGAAATAGCGTTGCATCGCGATCAGGTGCCAGTCTTCTGGCGCAAAAGTGGCGCAAGTCCCTCGACCCTTGCCGCATCGCTGGCCAGATGCTCTGGGGAGAGGTGAGCGTACCTCAAGACCGACTTGTAGGACCGCCAACCGCCAAGCTCCATGAGGGCGCGTAGCGAGGTCCCAGCCATGACGTGCCAGCTTGCCCAGGTGTGCCGCAGATCGTGCCATCGCAGTGGTGCAATGCCGGCGCGGACCTGTGCCGCCTTGAAGCCGTGGTTGTTGGCCCGGTCATAGGGCTCGGCCTGCCGTTTACCGGGCTTGACAGGGGCAGGGAACACCCACTGCCGGTGCTGGTCCTTCTGGGCGACGAGTACGGCGATCGCGTCCCGATTGAGAGGTATGCCGATCGGCTTCTTTCCCTTGGCCGCCGCCGCCTTGACCCATAGCACCCGTCGCTCGATATCGACCTTCGACCATTCCAGCCGCATGACGTTCTGCTCCCGTAGGCCTGTGGCTAGGGAGAACAGGAACAGTGGCCGCAGATGGTACGCCAGTTCCTCATGCAGGGCTGCAGCTTCCTCTCGGGTCAGCCACCGATAGTCCTCGGATTCCGGGTGGGTCAGCTTGATCGACGGGGCATTGTCCAGCCATCCCCGTTCACTGGCGTCCCGAAGTATCGACCGGATCAGCGCGAGCATCTTGTCGACCGTCGACTGGCTGGTCAGGGCATCCGAGAACGTCGTGCCATCCTTCCGACGCCTCTTGTCCCGGGGCTCCGCCCTCCGTGCTGACGCGACCGCGGCCAGCAGGTCCCCATTGATCTCGTCCAGATACTTGTATTCGAGGTACGGGCTCAGCCATCGCAGGTTGTGCTGGTCTTTGCTCAGGCTTCGCTTATGAAGATGGTCAGCCTTCCACGCGACTACCGCGTCCGTCCAGAGCCGCCGCGGCTTGTCGCCGAGCCGCGCGACCCGGTAATGCTCCGCATGGAACCTTGACGCCCACTCGGCGGCGAGGCTTCGGTCGGAAGTCCCAGAGCTTCGCGATATGCGGCGTCCGTCTGGCGCGGTGAACCTGGCGAAGTAGATGCCTTTCTTGCCACGAGGTTCGAGGGTGTAGGGTTGGCGGGCCATGCGGGTGCTTTCTGTCCAATGAGGTAGTTGTCGAGCGCGGCCTTCAGAAAACGCCAGCGGCCTCCGACCTTTCGGCCCGGCGGACCTTCGCCCTTACGCTTCCATTCCCTGAGGGTGACGGGGTGATAGCCGAGGTACTTCGCCGCGGTCATCAGATCCATCACGTCGGGCCATATCTGCTCAGCCGCCGACATCACCACCTCCTTCATGCCGAGCAATCACGGCGAGCAGTTCGCGCTGATGGTCAAACGCCGCTTGCGCCGATGCCTCCATGCCGTTTCTGCGGCAGTCCTGGGCCTCGATACGCCATTCGTCGGCAAGCGCCCTCAGGTCGTCAGTCAGCTTTGACATCACCCACCCCCAGCCACTCCCGCATGAGTTCGTCGGCTCTTTGCAGTACGGATTGCTTGTAGTAGTTGACGGTCTGATCTGCCGGATATTCCAGTGACCCGACCTGATCCGTGCATTCGGACAAGGCCGCCACCAGCGCATGTGCGTACATGGCGTCGTGTTCCTTAGATTTCGCACTTCCCTGAACCCAGCGCTCCCGGGTGGCCAGGTCCGGTCCCCATAGGTCAGTCTTGAGCTTCTCGCACTGATTCCTATCCATCACGCATCCCCCGTGGTTGGTGGCGGCGGTAGCGGCATCCAGTGGGTTGGTTTGATATTTCCTTGGTGATTTTGCCAGCGACCCTTTCCCTTCATTGTGAAGCCATAGCTTCCAATGGTCGCTCTTCCGACCCACAGAAGAAAATTATCCGAATGGTGCATGCACTCATCGAATGTACGGATAGGGGCACTATCAATCGTCCGCCAATCGTTGCCCCATACGCAATCAGTTTCATCATCCGCCTGCACGGCGTTAGGAGTGGTCATGGGGTAGGCCTCATGAATATTCCAACGGAGGTAACGCCGTCACGCAGCAACTTCCGCGTGAATCTCTGCGCGAGGAACCAAGTCCGGAATGTCTTTTCCGTGTAGTGGTTTCCGAGTGTCGTGTTCCATCCGATCAGGTATCGCATCTCACTCCCCTCTCGCCGCCAGGGCGGCTGTTAGTTCACGGATGCGGACGTTTCGCGCATCGATCTGCCCTCGAACGGTTGCCGCAGCGTTGCGCATACCGTTCCGATACAGCCACTGGGCAACCCGCTCGATGTCGGCGAACTCCTCGTCAACCACCTCCGCGCGCTGACTGGCGGCGATGTCTTCGCGGACGTAACGGACTTCGCATTCCATGACAGAATCTGCGCACCACGAAATGCCATCGTGGCTATCAGGGAAGGCTTGGTCCCTATCGAAATTGTCGTCCGATACCTGAAGGTAGATAGCCTCGGGCGCCGTCTGTGTGACGCGTAGGAACTTAGCCATTTTCCCCGCCCTCCGTAGGTGGGGTGGGTGCGGAGGCGAGCATGGCGGCGTGATCCCTACGATTTCTCAGGAAACGATCAAGGCCAGTGAACCGCATTTCGCCGTTCTTTCGAACATAGGCAACTAGCTCGTCTTCGTCATTGGCCTGAAGTATTTCCTTGTACATCGTCGACCCGTTGTCACCTGTGCCGTTGAGATATCCGAGAACCCAAGAAATCGCGCTGTAATAGCTTTCTTTGGAATACTTATCCTTCAGCCAACCCACATCCCTCTTCGCCACACTCGCCAGCATTCGCGCCTTGCGAAACACGTCGTCGATATTGTCGCCGTCCGCCCCTAGGGTTGCGGCAATGGCGTCCCCCTGCCGCTTGCCCTCGTTGTCCCCGATCGCCACATGCAACGACTGCTTGCACGTCGGGCATGCGCTTCCCGGGACGCTCGCCAGTTCGGAAATGTCCGGGGCAACACTCTTCGGTGTGGTGGGTACGGCTGGTGTTTCGATGTCGAGTCCATCAATCAGTGAGTCGATGCGCTCACGCCCGTACCTATGCACCGGATTATTCTCCGGGTCGTCGCATACACTCAACAATGGGAACGGCATATCGGTAGCGGCGATGAGTTTTCGATAACGACTAGCGTCCACATCCACACTCGCCAATCTCACCAAATTTATAATTTCACCACGCCACTTAATGTTTTCTATGTGGTCTGGAACGGTCACACCAGAAGTAACACTAGCGATGCCGCTAGCCAAATTACGGGCATACTCAAATCGACATTCAGAACTATGCCTGTTCCCGTTAGTATCACTGAACGTGCAGTTGATTCCCTTACAAGTCGGGTCAAGACCACTAAGAAATTTCACGGCCACATCAGCCAAGGATTGAGCTGGCTTGATTTCAACGTCTATAGCCCCTTGCGTGCCTAACAGTGCGCCAACATTTTTATCTACAGGCCGGTCGGCTTGGAGGTAGAGAGGGTATTCGCCGGAAGGAAGGTCGATATCCGAAATGGCCTCCTGAACACCCGTAACGCGCCACTTGTCTTTGCTTTGTACGGCTTCGTGGTGAAGATGAAGCGTTGCTACAACATTCACCCCCGCCGCTGCGGTGCGCGCGTATAGGAGGGAGCGGAGCATGGCGGCGATCTTGTCGAAACGAACCTCATCAAGCGTGTCAGCCATCGCCAACACCTGCTCACTCGTAAATTCATTGGTCATGGCCAATCCTTTTCGCAAGCCTTCTTGGCTGATTCGACATCGATAAACTTAGACGTGCCGTAGGTATGCGGTCCATACCGGGAGGCTGAACAACAGTGAATCTCGGCGACAATTTCACCGGTTGCGTTACTCACCCTTGCATAGCCGTTGGTGATCTCTCGCCACGCGTACTTGATTATGCCGGTCATGATTGGGGCCTTGTGGGGTTAGGCGTGAGTGGTGACGCATGACTCAATGCGCCTACATGCGTCGTAAAAATGCTCCCGGCATGACTCAATGCCTATGAATGTTCTTCCTGCCGACAGTGAAGAAACGCCAGTTGTTCCGCTTCCCATGAATGGGTCAAGGACGGCGAATGACTCATTCGTATGAAGTCGAACAATATCGTCCATAAGCTTCAATGGTTTTTGTGTTGGATGTAATCGATGTTTACCGTGAACGCTCGGGTAGTCGAATATAGGCTGCAATGATCGAGATCCGTTGAAGACGCCAGGGGCTTCTTTGCTTAGCCAAACAGCGAATTCGACACACGATATGTAATTCGCATTGAACGATCCTGGCGAATTAGTCTTCCTCCAAAGCATGGTCCGCATATGCTTCATCGGACCAGATATGTAATTAGACAAAAGCCTGTCAGATGTAAACGCTATGAGATTTCCCCGATGAGGCAATATCTCGAATGCGAGATTTAGAAACCAGTCGACGGAAAAGTTCCTATCCCAATCGCCAAAGTTTCTAACCACCTCAGCGTAAGACCCGTCCTTCCTCTTAACCTTTCCAGGCTTCGTACCGTCTCTACCGTTTACTTCCGTCACGTTATACGGTGGGTCCGTGATGATCGCCCCCACCGAAGGAAGTGTCGGCATAATCTCTCGGCAGTCACCTAGGTAAAGAGTGGCGTTGCCAATGACTTCAATTCGGCTCACCCCACCACCCCCAAACAATCAACGAAGCGCGAGGTGGTCATGGGGTGGCCTCATAGGTCTGCTCGAAGATATGGGGCTTGCACGGATATAATTCGCCAGCCACGCCCCTGATGATCCAGTCACCTATTTGCACATCCATATCGCCTTCAAGTGTGCGGATAGAGTGCTTGTGCTGGGTTGAGTAATTAACCAGGTACTTCCCATCATTCGCATACTCAGGGAAATGCCCATCAGGCCCGAGACTCCTTCGCCACATGCTTACGGCTTCCGGAAGAGGCTCATGACCTTCCGCCATGGACTGGGTAAACTGTATGGCCTCGACCACAACCGGTTTCTTCACAAACCTTGCCATCACTTCGTCTCCTTGATGGCGGTGCGGGCGATGGCGATAGCTTCGTCCGGGAATACAAACTTCGAGCCTGGATGTGTTGACTCGGACACCGCACGCAAAGCCGCCCCCATCCACTCACACTTGGCCCGGAGTTCGGCGATCTTCTCTGACTGTTGTGTGATGGTAGATTCCGAAGTCTTTAGGACATCGCACAACCGATCCTGATCGGCATCTTTCTCAGCCATGACGGCGGCGTGGTCGGCGATGGTCTGGCTCTGTACGCGAACGACCGACTCGGCGTGGTCTCGCATCTCGCGAAGCTGCTTGATCCAAGAGTTTTTCTCGACCATGACGACCGAATGTATTTCAATATCCGCAGCCCACGCCCTAGCGATTTTCAATACATAGTCTTTGTAGTCGGAGTGGAGTACAAGGTCACCATCCACGTGTTCGACCACGCCAAAGGCGCAACTCTCATACCGCTTAATCCCCATCACGATTCCCTCGCTGCGAGTTTGTATTCACTCTCGCTCCAGAAGCCACCAGCCTTCGTTGCCCAGCTATTGCCATGCTTGATGTCTGTCACGGTAATTTCGTACCCGAACTGCCGGGCCTTCCGCACCACCTCGTTCCATGAAGTGAAGATCACCCACGTTGGATCTACCTTTCCTCCACACGATGCCCGTCCACCAACTATCGTTTCTCCCTTCGACAGAAGCTCGCGGAACGATTCGAGCAATGGCGTCGGCGACCACGGTTGGGACTTCGCAATGCGACGATCACGGGTCGCGATGAACGACGCAAGCCTCACATCCACACCACCATTCTCACTCTCCATCTCGTTCTCCTTGGGCGGGGTTAGGCCGCTTGTGCCGCGTTAGCAGGAAGGTCCGCATATGTTCCCCATGGAGCCCGCAACTCCTTCCACGGATTGCTCGGGCTGATGGTCGACCGATGCGCGCGGCGTCCCTTGACGCCGTTGTTCCAGTGTTCGCGGTGCTTGGTTTCGTTGTTGTCGAAGAAGCCGGAGAACATGTCGGGAGTGCCATTCATGGGTCACCTCAGAAGGGCAAATCGTCGTCAGGATCGAAATTGCCGTTATCTGTCGGCGACTGACGGGGCGGCTGGCGATCGCCGTCGTTGCGTGGCTCGCGGTATCCGCCACCCTGACCCTGGCGCTGCGAACCTTGCGATCCTTCCCCGCCAGGATTCCCGCCGAGCATTTGCATCTCATTGGCGATGATGTCCGTCGAGTAGCGCTCGATCCCATCCTTATCGGTGTACTTGTCGGTGCGAAGCGAGCCTTCGATATAGACCTGGCGACCTTTCTTCAGGTACTCGCCCGCGATTTCGGCGAGCTTGCCGAACAGCTTCACGCGGTGCCACTCGGTGCGTTCCTGCTTCTCGCCCGACTGCTTGTCGGTCCAGTTCTCGCTGGTGGCGAGACGCAGGCTGGTGATCGCCGTGCCGCTGGTGGTGTACCGGGTTTCCGGGTCCGCGCCGAGGTTGCCGACGATGATTACCTTGTTGACTCCGCGCGCCATGGTCAGCCCACCTTCCGGGCGGGCGCCGCAGCGCCTTCGATTACGCGCCACATGGCACGGTAGATCGCCGGAAGATCGACGACGGAATAAAGCTTCGCGGCGCGGTCCGTCCCAACCGGGGTGAAGCCCAGGGAGCTAAGGCCCTCAGCGGTGATCGAAAGGGGCGCGATGCGCGCGTTGATGTCACCGAGCTTGACCGTTGCGCGCGTGGACTGGGTGGCTTTCGGCGCGAAGACATCGAAGGGCGCCGGAGACTCGATAGCCTTAGGTTCGGAGTGATTGAATGATTCGGGATGGTCGGATGCCGCCGTTTCCACGATGGGATCGACCGGCGCCGGGGGAGCGGACGCCGCCGCTACCGCCTCGGCTTCCCGTGCCAGTTTGTCTACCTCTTCCTGGCGGATGCGCTCGCGATCGGATTCACGCTGACGATCTTCCTTCTCACGAAGTTCGGCGATGCGGGCCAACGCAAGGTTGCGCAGGTCGGCGGGTTCCTTCGACGCGCACAGCTGCACGCGATCAGCGAAAAGGTGAGCATGGTCCGGATACTCGGCCAAGACCGCGACATTGCCGCGCACGCGCTCAGCGACCTGGCTAGCAGATATCTTCGCGTTTGCCGCAGCGCCGTTTGCGGCCTCACGGATACTGGTCAGGGTCTTCTTGCCCTTGATGGCCTCGCCGATGATGCTCTGCAAGCCGGCCGGGACCTGTATCGCATGCTGGCCAAGCGTGGCGTTGATGCTGTCGTAGTGCGAACGAACGGCGCCCACGCCATCCGCAACGATTTCACCGCGGCGACGTTCCTTCTCAGCCTTGACCAGGCGATCCAGGTCGAGGCGGACCTGTCGGGTTTCTTCTGCCACCTCATCCATGGTCCGGAAAACGGCCTCAATATCAGCCGTCTGGCTCAAGACCTGTTGTTTCGTGAGTTCGAGCCTTTCCTCGACACCCTTGCACCACTTCACCGCCTGATCGGCATTGGCGAAGTCCTCGTCGGTCTGAAGATCCCGGTTGATCTTGCTGAGAACCGTCCTGGCATTAGCACGGAATTCGGCGAGGTTGCTGGCCGTGACCATGCCTGTGACTTCGACGCGAAGGGTCGGCAGCTGCTCCGGGGCGCGGCCTACGGCAGCCGGCGCCGACACCTCGACGTGCTGGTATGCCGAAACGTCATCTTCGAACTGATCCCAGCCGGCAATGATCCGCGCACGGAGCGTTGCGTCGGTGCCGTACCAGCAGTGACGCTCTTCGACCAGATCGTCACCGCTCCACTTCGAGGCGATGAAGAGCACGCGCTCCGCGCCCGATACCATGCACTGCTGCTCCATCTGGACACGGTAGTGTTCGGCCAAGTGGTCCCCTGCGCTGATGCCTTCACGGTATTCCGGCGCCATGGTGTCGATTTCAGCGAAGGTCGCGCGAAGGTCGTCGTTGAGCGACTTATGCTCGAATGCCACGTCGCCAAGGATCGTCAGGCCGTCGAAACTAGCCGATAGATTGCCGTCCTCGCCTACGCATGGGAACAAGTCCTCGCCGATGATCCGCTCCGCAATGGGCCTAGCAAGCGCCTCGTAGCGATGGCCGTCATCGAAGCGTCGCTGTGTCGATGGATCGATGTCAGGCGCCACGCCCGTCGCCTTTTCACGGATGAGCTGGTCACGCGTCTTGTACGGGGATACGCCAAGCATGGCGGGCGCGTCACTGGCGTTGAAGTGGGTAGCGCGGTGCTGGTGCCAATCAGGCGTGCCTTGGATAAGGTTGAGAATCTTCACTGGTCATTCCCCTCGGATGCGGTCTGCGCCGGCTTGGCGCGAATCTTGGATTTCTGGTCTTCGGTCAGGCGACCCTTCGTCTCGGCCATGGCGATGATGTCGTCGGCAGTGCGGCGGCCAGTAACGATCGCGTTCAACCAGGCGGGCAGGTTCTTATCGAAGTCGGCTACCGGGTACTCGACGGTCGTGACGGAAACGACAGTGGCCTGGGTCGGCGACGTATCTTCGAGTTCATCGGGGGTATAGACGCCAAGGAGGGCTTCCGGCGCGTGGCGACGCGCCCACTGGCGAGCCCCGCGATAGGCGAGCATGTCGTCAGGACTCTGCGTCCAGTTATTGTTATCGGTTGCCCACTGGCCGACTGTGCCTTCGATGCTGACGTATTCCGTTTCGCCGCGCGGGATTGCCGAGACAACGACCCTTCGCTTGGTGCCGGTGTCGCTGTATGTGTACTTGATGCGCCCCTCGACCGACCCAGTCGCATAGAGCGCGGCAGCGACGAGCTTTCCCTCGTAGCACAGCTTTCCACGAACCACCGAAGTGCATTGCGCGACAGACACGGGGTCCATACCCCATCGCTGGGCCTGCATGATGACGAGCAAGCAGTCGCCAGGCTTACCCCGGAGGTGGTCCGGCAAAAGGTTTGCCTGCGACATGATGTCGGCCAGGTGCATAGCCTCCGACATCGAGGTTGGCACCAGCGCATTCATGCGGGCGCTATTGGTCATGCCGGTTGAGGTGGAATGCACAGCAAGGGCGTTCATGGAATTCCTTTGCTGGCCGAAACCAGCGTGATAAATTGGGTTACGCAAAGGTCTGGAGAAGGAAGATGAGGACGATCACGCCGCGACTTCCGGCAAGGCGACACCATTCAGCGCGCACCATTCGAGCGTCCACTCAAGGGCCTTCTTGCAGGCGAATCCGCCACCGGTATCCGAGTCCGGTGTGTCGCCGGTCTTGATCATCAGGAACCACTGTTCGGCGGGGTTATTCGAATCGTGTGCAAGGGTTTCGTAGCTGATGCCCTTGGCGTTCGCGATGGTGCCGACCAGGCAGGCGCAAGACCCGGTATAGGTCGAACCGTTGACGCGGCCTTCGCGGAGGGCGGTGACCAGGGCCGGAACTTCATGCCAGTTATCGGTAAGCGTCATCCAGAGGTCGGCTTTGAATGAACGCAGGTTCGCACCGCCCAGGTTCGCACCGCCCAGGTCCGCACCGCCCAGGTTCGCACCGCCCAGGTTCGCATCGCCCAGGTCCGCATCGCGCAGGTCCGCACCGCGCAGGTTCGCATCGCGCAGGTTCGCATCGCCCAGGTCCGCACCGCCCAGGTCCGCATCGCCCAGGTTCGCACCGCGCAGGTTCGCATCGCGCAGGTTCGCATCGCCCAGGTTCGCATCGCCCAGGTTCGCACCGCCCAGGTTCGCACCGCCCAGGTCCGCATCGCGCAGGTTCGCACCGCGCAGGTTCGCACCGCCCAGGTTCGCACCGCGCAGGTTCGCATCGCCCAGGTTCGCACCGCCCAGGTCCGCATCGCCCAGGTCCGCATCGCGCAGGTTCGCACCGCGCAGGTTCGCATCGCGCAGGTTCGCACCGCCCAGGTCCGCATCGCGCAGGTTCGCACCGTCGGCTAACGCCGTCGTTGCGGCAAAGCCAAGCTGGACTGAATACGACTTGTCGGCAATCTCAGCGGTCAGTTCGCAAGCAAACTGCACGGCACCGGTCCAGCGATTCTTAATTTCGATCTTCATGCAGATTTCCTTGAGTTAACGACCCGCCGCATCACCATCGACCAACCAGCCGGGATGCTTTCAAAGGGTCCGATGTAGGTAAGCGTCTGGACGACGCCAGGGGCGGTTTCACGGCCGATGCGGCAACGGAAGATGGTCATTGGCCGTCCCATTCGCGCGCAGCGATATCGGCTTCTTTCGCAATCGCGTCCTCGGCAACCTGCTTGCACCACGGACGGACCTGTTTGTTCATCAGCGTTGCAGCAGCGAGCAGATCACCGATCATGAAGAGGCGGACGATCTCGCGGCCGGTCGCGGAATCACGGTCGATGGATGACGCAAGGCCTTCTTCCCAGTTGCGCGGATCATGCAGTTCGATGTCCGTGAGTTCGGCCAAGTACTCGGCGGCAGCTGACTCGGTGCCGAAGCGAATGGCTTCCTCGCCGGCGGAGCGGGATGCGTAGCAAGTGGCCTGGGCGTGGCGAGTCACTGCGCTTCCCCCACACACATCACGTCATCCCTATCGCCATCATTGACCATGACGAAGGACTGGTGGTGGGCGGCACACTCCATCCGATCAGCGCGGATGCGGGCGTGCTCCTTCGAGCCGGTATCGATCTGTGACGCACCGATGACCGATCCGATGACAAGGAGGATCATGAGCATCGTGTGGCCCGGACGGCTGTCGTCGGCATGACGGACCGGGCTCATCGGCGCGCAGCCGAAACGACGACGATCATTTGCGCGGAGGTCGCTACGGGGCGAGCGGACGGCATTGCGCTGGCGGAGGGTCTGGTTCATGCCAGTACCTCCATCTGCTCGGACGGCTCCATCTGCGCCTTGACCGCGAGAACGTCGGACCGGAGGCGGGCATACATCGCCGGCTGCTCGGTGCGGCTCATGCTGTCGAGGATCATTTCGCAGGACTGGAGCAGGCGATTGGTCGCGTTGATCTGGCGCTGGTTCATGACAGGTCTCCAATCCACAGTTCGCGGGAGGGAACATCGTCTTCGGCGAGAGCGGCGCTCAAAGCTGATGCCTCGGCGTTCTTGGCCTTCAGGGCGGAGATGCCGGCGCGGGCGGCGTCGATACGCAGCTGGTCGCTGACGAATTCCAGCGGGGCGTCGGCTGGCGTCATGCCAAGGCCGTGACCGGTAATGAGGGGGCTCGGATTCTTCATGGCTTAGGCGCTGATGCCGAAGCGGTTGGCGAGCATCCGCTGACGATCGTCGGCGGTCATGCGAAGGCCGTAGTAGGACGATTCACGGATGGCGGACTGCGCGCGGAGGGCGGTCGCTGCATCAATGGTGCCACTGGCGAGCGCGGCGGTGATCAGGGCGGAAGCATTCGTGATGTTCATGGCTGTCTCCAGGCCGGGGACTTCCTCGGCGTGGAGAGACTATAAGCATACTTATATCTCAATGCAAGCATGCTTACTAAGCTGACTTACATGTGTTCAGCCACCGTTTATTTTTCTTTTGCCAGGCACAAAAAAACCCGCTGCGAGCGGGGTGGTGGTTTTCGAAGAAAGAGGCTTACAACTTATTGCACGGATAGAGCTGAGCAAGGGCAGCAATTACGGTGATCCTGGTCGATGCCTTTTCCCAGTGCTGCGGATCATCCGTGTCCAACGAAACGATGCGACGAATAATTCGTCCCGGAGTCGCCTTCGCATCGACGCATATTTGAACTCCGCCGACAGTGACTTTTCCTGCTGCTGCGAAACCTTCGCTGATCCCGTTTACATACGCGATGCATGCGATGGTGATCGTCGAATCTTCATTTCCACTTAGAGTGTAGGCTTGATCGTCCATATATTGCGTAGCCGAGCGGCACCCTCGAATGAACTCTTTATGTTCGGCGATCCGAGAGGTGTCGTGATCGGTTTGCTGCAAAGCCTGCGCCGATATGGGTAGTGCTATAAGCATAGCCATACTCATCAGGATGGTACTTGCTTTCATTTCAGGTCCCCTGTGTCCCTAACATCGATATCCGAATCAAAAATCCCTAAGCGTCCACGCAGCAAGGGCCATTCCACCGATCTCCAAGTCGGCCTCGTCGACATCCAGGGCCTCATAGGACGGGTTGGCACTTAGGATGCGTAGGCGATCGCCGCGCCATTGCAGCCGCTTAACCTGGACCCGGCCGCCGTACCGAAAGACATAGGCTGCATCGTCCACAAAGGACTTGACCCTAGCGTCGATGAAGATCAGATCCCCGTCGTCGTACATGCCCTTCATGCTCTGGCCACGTCCGGTTATGACGCGAATGGCCGCCATGGGAACACCGTGTAGCTTGCGTTCCGCCCATTCCCTGGTGACTTCTACGAAATTAACGATTTCCGGATAGTCCCCGACATATTCCCCCCTTCCCATGCCTGCGAACCCCTCCAAGAGTGGAAGGCGAACGTAGCCCTCGGGTATCTCAAATCGCGCGACGGGCTGAGACTCTCGCTTTGGGGCGCGGCCAGTGGCGAGCCATCGAGCGGTGACGCCAAGAGCATCAGCTAGCTCCACTAGCGTCGTGTCTTTGAGGCTCTTGGTCGCGCCAGACTCCCACTGATAGGCGGCGGCAGGGCGAACACCTACTCGGCGGGCCAATTCAGCGGGCTCCAGAATGCCGGCCTCGGTTCTCGCCTCGATGATTCTTGCGGCCAGGTTAGTCATGCTTCCAAGCATATAAGCGTGCTTCATAAGCATGCTTGCACACGACGTATAAGTATGCTTATCATGTAGGCATGAACGATCAGCCGACCAAGATGACCAAAGAGGAAGCTCTCGCCGCCTTCGGGGGGAGCGTGTCCGCACTTGCCGATGCTCTCGATATCTCGACGAGCGCCGTCTACCAGTGGAGTGAGGCCAAGCCCATCCCTGATGACAAGGCTTTGCGCATTCGATTCGTCCTCAAGCCCGACTTCTTCCGGGGCTCGCGTCAAACCAAAACCAAGGCGGCCTGAGATGAGCTTAACCCTCGAAGCCATGAGGATGCTTGAGGCCATTAAGGCCGGCGAAGGTATCGCTCTGCCCGATGCATCGCCCGCTCCCATGCCTGGTTCAGCGCATCCGAATGCTCGGCATCCCCAAGCCTTGCCAACTCTAAGGCTGTGGATGCTCGCAAGGATGAAAAGTGCTGTCGCAGCACTTCGAGCGCTTCTGACGGGGCGGGATGCGTCATGAGTAATACGTCGACCAATGCATCCGTAGCCATCGTGCTTGAGTGCAGCAAAACCAAAGCTCGTTCTACATCTTCCGCTTCCATGAAGTCCTCCGCGTTGGTGGCTGGTAGCTGGGCAGCACCAGCTTATCGCGCGGCGGGCTTCGCCTGAATTTCGTTCCACCCAACTCTCCCTCAAACCAACCCGAGACACCAAAGGATCTACCGATGTACGCCGACCCCAGCCACATCCGCGACAACGAAGTAAAGGTTCGTCTTAACGACCAGGAACTCGCTGTCGTCGAGGCCTTGGCACAGTTCAACCAGCGGCAACGCGCCGTGTTCGTGCGCGACCTGATGCTCGAAGGACTGGCCCTGCTGCAGCAGCGTAACGAGACGACCCGTGCGGCTTGAAGGCTCACATGCGCCCCGATGGAGGCCCTATGCCTGATCTGGTGGTGCGGTTGAGTCACGCCGAATCGAAAGAACTCCGCGCTTTAGCCAGCGCCGATGGAATGTCCGAAGCCGAATGTGCTGCCGCTGCGATAAGCGCGGCACTTCGCAACCGGTACGAATTACGAAAGGGAAACGCTCAAGTTTTGCCTTTTAAGGGCCTGAAAAGTACGACAACAGGGGAAGGGGAATGAACGCACAGACAAAGCCCGCCAAGGCACTGGTCGATAGCCCGCGCCTGCGCGACTACAAACTCACCAAGCCTCAGCAAGCCTTGCTCGAAAAGTTCGACAAGTTGAGCTGCTACATGGCCACGTCAGGCAAGACCCCCCCCTGTTTGCGTTTGCGACGGGTGGACTTCATCGAACTGGACGCCAGCATTCGCGCGCAATCGGGCGGAAAACGCACACTTTCCGGGCTGACGCACCGCGACGTTCCTGTGCTGTCGGCGAGTGAATGACATGAACGCCATCCGCATAATCGAAACACCGGCTGCTCGTCGTACCGATCCGTTCTCGTCCCATGAGGCCTCGGCATTGCATACCGCCAGTGGTGCCCGTCAGTGCCATATCGCCGTAGTGACCGAGGCGGTGCGCAAGCATCCGGGCCTGACCAGCGCCGAACTGGCGACGATCGTTCGCCTGGAACGCCATGAGGTCGCCCGACGACTCCCGGAGGCACAGACCGCCGGCACCGTCACGAAGGGCCGTCCGCGTCGCTGCACGCAGAGCCAGAAGCGGGTTACTACGTGGTGGCCTGTCTGATGGATTGGCTACGTCTCTATGCAGAATTCTCGACGGACCCCAAGGTCCAGATGATGAGCGAGGCCATGCAACGGCGCCTCATCATGCTTTTCTGCATCCAGTGCGGAAACGGTATTGAAACGTTTCATGAAACGGAAAGGGAAACATCCATCGCATTCGCGATGCGTATTTCTCCCGAGGAAATTGCCCTGACAAAAGCGGAATTCCTTCGCCGGGGATTCATCCTTGAGGACTGGACGCTGCGCAAGTGGGATGACCGCCAATACGTCTCGGATTCAAGCACACCAAGGGTTCGCAAGTATCGCGAGGCCAAGAAATCGGCAGAGGCCGAGGGCGGAAACGATATGAAACGTTTCAGTAACGCCCCAGAACAGATACAGAACAGAACAGATACAGAGAAGAAAGAGCAAAAGCCTTCTGCTCGGCACGATGCTCGCGCCAAGCCAGTCGATGATTCCCCGGTCGCAGTCGGTATCACGCTTAACGACGGTACTGAGTTCCCGATCACCGAGAACCAGCTTACCGAGTTCGCAGCCCTGTATCCCGCTACCGATGCGCGCCAGGAACTCCGGGCGATGCGGGCCTGGGCGATCAGCAACCCGACCAAGCGAAAGACCCGTAGCGGCATCCTCCGGTTCGTCAATGGATGGCTATCGAAGGCCCAGAACGAGGCACCGAAGGCTCAACAGCGCGCCGGACCAATGGCGCCGCCGATGAGTAAAACCGGGATCGCCGTCATGAAACTTCAAGGAATTATCAATGGAAACCAATTGGATCGAAACCGAGATTGCGAAGGGCTTGCAGGGCCTGTTGTGCTTGAGCTTGGATCGCCAGCCCGCGCTTGAACTGATCGAAGGCACGGTGATGATGTGGTGCAAGGTCATCACCAATGGCCGCGTGTTCGACGAGGCAAGGGACGTGGAGCGGTTCCGGTCCGCCTTCCTGACCCTTGGTGCACGGAAGACATGGCCGGTGCCGTCGGATTTCATTGAGTCCCTACCGAGCAACGTCAAGCCATTTGTGAAGCCTCTGCGCATCGACGACGAGCGCGTGCGAAAGGCTCGTATGCGGTCCTTCGCCGAGATCAGCAAGACGCTCGGCATCCACGACGACGACCAGACACCACCGGAGGCCTCATGAGGACGGAACGCACTGCACTTCGGGTGATCGATGCTCTGACCGAGGCGCCTGCCTGTGTCGCTGAATTGGCCGAGAAATTGTCAGTGACACGCCACAACGTCTACCTCGCGATCGCCGAACTCAAGGACCTAAAGATGGTGAGGACCGGCCTCGTCGTGAAGCGTAGCTCGCGGATGGGCCGGCCGACACATGCATGGGAGTTGGTGGCATGAGCTACCAAATCATGACGGGCGACTGCCGCGAAGTGTTGCGGACGATGGCTGACAACAGTATCGACTCCATCGTCACCGATCCACCCTATGGCCTTAGCTTCATGGGTAAAGCGTGGGACAAAGGCGTCCCTGGCGTCGAGTTCTGGACCGAAATGCTCCGCGTCATCAAGCCGGGCGGGCACCTCCTATCGTTCGGTGGCTCACGGACGTATCACCGCATGGCATCGGCTATCGAGGATGCTGGTTGGGAGATTCGCGACCAGATTATGTGGATCTACGGGTCGGGCTTTCCGAAGTCGCACAACGGTGCGTGGGGCGGCACTGCGTTGAAGCCTGCGCATGAGCCTATCGTCATGGCGCGCAAGCCGCTTATAGGAACCGTGGCCGCCAACGTGCTGGCCCATGGCACAGGGGCGATAAATATCAACGTTTGCCGTGTCGAGTGGCCGAATGGCGCGGTGCCTGAGATTGGGACGCCGGGTTGGGCGGCCCATCAAAGATGCTCTCGGCTGCTCTCGGCTGCTCCGGGCATGGTGGGCGATACCGTCGACCGCAATCCTCCTTCACGGCTCGGCCGCTGGCCCGCCAACGTGATCCACGATGGCAGTGATGAAGTCATTACTGCATTCCCATCCGCGCCGGGTCAGATCGCCAACGCCAAGACAAGCGGCGACTGCAAGACACGAGGCATCTATGGAGTCATGCGCTACGGCCGCGACGGTGAGCCATCCGCAGATAGTGCCAACGTCGGCGCCGTAGGTTTCGCCATGAAGCCGGGCGCGCGACGACTCGACGCTGGAAGTGCTGCGCGTTTCTTCTATTGCGCCAAGCCAAGCAAAGCTGAGCGCGAAGCTGGATGCGGCTATCTGACGCCAGACACAACTAGCGACGGCCCGGCCGTCGCTGCCGATAACGCGTACCAGCGCGGAAAAACCGAGCGTCTAAACACCCATCCAACCGTCAAACCCACCGAACTCATGCGCTACCTGTGCCGCCTAGTCACGCCTGCGGGTGGAACGATCCTTGACCCCTTCATGGGCTCAGGCAGTACGGGGCGGGGCGCTGTGCTTGAAGGCTTTGATTTCATCGGCATAGAGATGGACGCGGACTACACGACCATTGCCGACGCGCGTATCCGCGAGGCCTACCTAAAGGAGGTCGCATGAGCCAAAAATACACCCTCAATGCCAATGCCCCGGAACGCGAAACCGTCCGCGCCAACGTCCATGCCTTCGTCGATCGCTTGCCTGCGGGGAAGTCCTGGCGGATCGAGATCAAGGAGGCGAGGAAGGAGCGGACCGACGTACAAAACAGGGCCTTATTCGGGGTGGCCTATCCAGCGATCAAGGCTGTGACGGGCGACGATATCGACGACCTGCACGAATCCTTTTGCGGAAAATTCTTCGGATGGGTGGATCGCGAGGTGATGGGCGAGGTCAGGCGTCGGCCGTTCCGTACCACGACGACGAACGAGAACGGCGAACGCGATGTCATGCCCACCGCCGAGTTCGCAGAGTTCTACAACACCGTGCAGCGCATCGCGGCATCGGCTGGGATCGATGTTCCATCACCAGATCCATTCTGGTCAGAGCAGGCGAGGGCTGCATGATTACTCAGGCCGAGTTGAAGGCGAATCTTCGATATGACCCGGAAACGGGCGTATTTACGCGGATCATTGGGCAGTGGCGCTGCCAAGAAGGGCAGGAGTGTGGTGACGTAAAGGCTAGCGGTTACCGCTACATCGGAGTCTGCAGAGGGCGCTATCGGGCTCATCGCCTTGCATTTCTCTACATGACCGGAAAGATGCCAGACGAGCAGGTCGACCACCTTGATGGTGATCGTGGAAATAATCGGTGGGCGAATCTTCGCGAAGCAACGAACGCGGAGAATGGTCGAAACATACGTCTGAAAGTGAATAACACTAGTGGTGCTTGCGGTGTTTCATGGATGGCGATCCGGAACAAGTGGCGCGCCAGGATCATGGTCGATGGCCGTGAGAAGCATATTGGATTGTATGAATCCAAGGCAGAGGCAATAGCTGCTCGCGATGCGGCGTCTGCCCACCACGGGTTTCACCCGAATCATGGCCTTGTGCGTCCATGGTATGAGGACGCCGCATGAAACGTTCCCGCCCCAAGATGACGCCCCTACGCAAGTCTGCCCAGGGCGAAGGCTGCACGATGCAGGTTGCCGGCGTCTGCAACCACAACCCCGAGACGGTGATCCTCGCGCATCTCCGGTGGCTGGGCGATTGCGGCGGGTCGTTCAAGCCAACTGACCTGCAAGCCTGCTTCGCCTGTTCCGAATGCAATCGGTGGACGGACTCGCCGACCCATGCCGAGACGGCCGATCGCGCGCAGTACGAATCGGATCGCAACTTCTATGCCTTGCGCGCTGTTGTCCGGACACAGCTTCGAATGGTTGCTAAAGGCCTGATCACGGTGAAAGGGATGGCAGCATGATCCGCCACTCCAAGAAGGACGCCAATCACAATGCCATCGTCGGCCGATTCCAGGACCTCGGCTGCACGGTTGCGGAACTCCATGGCGCCGGCATCGCCGGTTTCCCCGACCTGGTAGTGGGCGTGATCGGCCGTAATTTTCTCGTAGAGATCAAGAATCCGGAAACCGCCTACGGCCGATCCGGGTTCAACCCCAACCAGTCCGTCTTCGCGCGCGACTGGCGCGGCGCAGCGGTCATCCATATCAGCACCGTCGATGAGGCTACGGCCGTCGTCCAGAACTGGCGCAGGGCCGCATGACATGCGTATCGACACACCTCCTGCATGCCCTGCGTATCCAGCGCCAGATCGAGCCACGGAATTGGCCGGCGTCGCTGGAAGCACTACCGGCCGAGGCAAGGCCCGACTGCGAGCGGTATTTGCGGCAGGTCGCGCAGCTGATGCGGATGCGCCGCCAGGCAGCCGGGAACTCAGCTATGTCGAACTTGCCGGCGAAATCGAAAGGGCGTGGATGAAGGTGGCCGAGTACCAGGCCATGGCGACCCGTCTGGAACGGGAACTTCGCCGGAGGAAGCGGCATGGGTGAGCCACTGACGCGACCGGAAAACTACGTCGACGAGACGATGACGAAGCGGAAGGTCGCCATCGTCATGCGCTGCGGCGGGTGCCCAGTCTGCATCCATCGGGTAGAGGGATGGGGGAGGGTGGCCTGCGATGCCGGTCGAAGCTACCCGCTGTGCATGCACACCCATGGAACGAAATTCGAACCAGATCATCTGAAGTTACAGGGGAATACCAATGCGAAAATCTAGCGATCTTGAGTTTCGTCTGGCTGAGTGGGCCAAGGAATATCGTGGCGGAAAGTATGACCATATCGGCTGGCCATCGAAGTCCACTCTTCATGCGGCGATGGTCTTCCAAGGTCCGCCGCCGAGGATCGCGATCACGCGTGGAGTGCCCATTACTACGGCGGGCGACGAGGTACAGGATGCCGTCAAGGCCTTGGAGCTTCAGCCGGTGGGCGAGCGGCCAGCCGCGGTTCTACGGTGCGAATATTTCGACCCCGGCGCCGCGATAGAGCATCGCCTGCAGAAGATGAGACGGATTGGCATGGGTTGCTCGCGGGCCGACTACTACCAAAGTCTCCGGGTGGCCAAAGTTCACGTCGCTGCCTGGTTGCGGATTCGATTCTGTGCAGAGGATGAGGCGGCTTAGGGGGTAGAGGGGTCGGATTTCAAATCTGACCCTATGTTTCCAGAAACCTTATTCCTTGGATCAGGGCCCTTCCATCCACGTTTCTCCAAGGTCCTTATCGTGGATTCCACGGCAACCTCGACCATGTGCATGGCTTCTTGCGGTCGGGCAACTTCAAGAGGCGCGAAGCTTTCCTGTAGGCGAGAGACGATTTCGGCATGCAGGCTTCGGCCGACACGACCAGCCGAAGCTTCCAGAGACC